GAGGTACTCACCGGGATACGACGTGGGTGCGAAGCCCCCGGGGTAGAACGTCCGGGTCTCGGGGATGTTGTGGACGCGCACGTGTGCCTGGCCGAGGTCGATATCGACCGGCAGGGCGTACAGTCGCAGTGCTTCCTCCAGGTACTCGCCGATCTGCTCCGGCTTGGTGAGATAGTCATCGGCGAGGTCGGGGTCGTGGGTGTGGAGGTCGGTCCAGTCCAGTTCGAACGAGCGCTGTTCGTTCGGGTAGTGTTCGGCGAGCTGTCCGACGGCGTCACTGTAGTCGCGGCGAAGCCACGCCGCGAGGTCGTCAACCGTCTCGGGATCGACGTTGCGATCGGTTTGAGTCGTTTGCATGGTTGGGGTGGTGAACTGCGGTCCGCTTTTCTCCCGAGAATAAAACGCCGAACCACCGTTCACGCCGCCGCAGACGGCGTCGGGCGGCGTCGTGGTCGGCGTACCCTCGGGTAACGAAACGTTCGTACAAACTACACTACAACGCAACTTTCTCCAAGATCAACGGAGGTGGGATCCCTCGGCGGAAGAAACGGCTCATGAGCGGACCCCCTCCCCGCCCGTTTTATTCTCGGAAGAAAAGGCGACGCCTCGTTTTGCTCGCTCGGCGTCGACGGCCAGCCGCATCGGCCGGTCGTTCTCCCGGAAGGTGAAGCCCGGGACGTCCTGGACCTCGTTGCCGTCCTCGTCGACGCCGGCGGCGAGCCGCATGAGCTTGTAGCAGTGGTCCGAGCCGGGCTCGCCGTCGAACACGCCCCACATCACGTCGGAGTAGTCGAGCGTGGTCTTGCCGTGGCCTTCGACGGCGCGCTCGAACGCGTGTTCCCGCACCATCCCGACCTTCTCGTCGAGCGACCGGGCCGAGTAGGGGCGCTCCTCGTCCATCTCCGAGAGGCGGAACGACAGCGCGGCGACCTCGTCCTCCAGGTCGTCGACGCGGTCGGCGACCTCCTCCAACTCGATCACTCGCGAGAGCGCCCGCTGGGCGACCTGGATGGCGTCGTCGACGGTCCGCTCGGGTTCAGACATCACCGACCACCTCGCCGTCGTCGGCGTGGTCGTCGCAGACGGGGCGCTCGCCGTGGTCGGGGTGGTCGATGACGACGACGGCGCCGTTGCTACAGCCAAGCGCCGTACAGAACGGACCGGTGACGGCGTCGGCGCTCATGCCGACACACCCCCGCCGGGGGAACTGGCTATCGCGGGATCTGGTTTATCCGCCTGCTTTGGACTCTCTTCTGCCAGTTCTGAGGTGATGGAACACGTACTTCTACCAATAGTGAGTTTGTAGTACATACAGTGTGACGTGTCGGTATGGCCGAAACATCGGACCCCCAGGACTTCGCCGGCGGCCTTGAACGGCAGCGCCGTCTCCTCGATGAGAGCGACGACGTCCACGAAGCTGACCGGGAGCTGATTCAGCGCTGGCTCCGCAAGAAGGACGGCACCCTCGCAACGTCGAGCCTGAAGACGTACCTCCGGCGTGTCCGCGTCGCCAGCGAACGCGCGGACATGCCGCTTATCGAGATGGGCGAACCCGACTACCACGACCTGGTGTTCGCGCTGCGCCACGAGCACGACCTCGCCGACTCGACGGTCTACTCCTACGAAAATGCCGTCTTGCTCTTCATCGACGACATGACCGACGAGGGCGTTGAGTGGCCCGACACTGTCGAGCGGACAAGCGTCGACCGGGACACCGTCAACGTCGACGACGTCCTGACGCCCAAGGACATCCAGACGCTGACGTCCACCGCACGGCATCAGCGCGACGTGGCGTTCGTCGAGTTCCTGGCCGACACTGGTGCCCGCCTCTCGCTCGCGCTGTCGCTCCGTGTCGGCGACGTCGACCTCTCGGAGCCCGCGACCTACACCCCGAACGCAGAGGCAGAGGGGCTGAAGGGCGCGCCGATCACGGAGTACCCACTCATCGACTCTGCGGCGGCGATCCGCTCGTATCTCCGAACCGCACATCCACGTCCGGACGACCCCGAGGTGGCGCTGTTCCATCAGCTGAAGCCCCATGACAGGGGCGACGACGGCGAGCGCTGGACTGACGACGGCGGTGTCGTCGCAAACGCCGCCCGCCAGCAGCTCAAGCGCATCGCCGAGCGGGCGGACGTCGACAAGCCGGTCAAGCCCCACGCCTTCCGCCACGCGGCTATCACGCGGATGGTCCGCGAGGGCTACAGCCGCTCGCAGATCGAACACCGCGTTCATTGGACGCTCGACAGCGACATGTGGGAGACCTACGAGCACGTCACTGGGGAGGAGCACACTGAGGACATCTTTCGCTCGGCGGGGCTCATCGAGGACGATGACGGCCCGGACAAGGTCCGCAAGGCCTGTGGCAACTGCAACCAGCCGCTCGCCCCGCACCACGAGTTCTGCCCGAACTGCGGCCGCCCAGCGTCGCCCGGCGCTGCAGAAACGGTCGACGATGCGAAGGACACCGTCCTCGACTCGCTGGTCGAGGAGACCAACCCCGCGACACGACGCGAACTGAAGGCGCTGCTCGCCGAGATCGAGGTTCGTCCCGACACCGTTCAGGATCACGACGATCCCTCCTGACGGCGGCGAAGAGCGGTTTCCGCCATCCGGGTTATTTCGGGGTCGATGTCCTTCCGAACCAGTGCTTTCAGCTTCTCCTCGCGGGTCCGTTCGGTCGTGATCTCCTGGTCGTCGGTAGTTCCTGCTTCGCTCATGCTGGGGTCTCCGTGCCCGCGTCGAGCACGGGCTTAATCTGCTGATACGCGTCCTGGTCGAGCTCGCGCTCGGTGAGAACGGTCACGATCCGGTGGTTGACTCGTAGCAAGACGGCGCCCGTCGAAATGTGGACTCGGCACTCGTCGGTGTGTGTCGTCTGCTCGGGACCAGCAACGCGCTGGGCGTGCTCCCACGCCGTCTTCGGGGCGACGCTGTCCGCGGGGGTCCGCTCATCCCACCGCTGGGCTGCGTGTGCTGAAATGATTGGGTCGTCGGCGCTCATCGGCGACCACCGCCACGGTAGGCACCACGACCCGCACGCGCCTCGTTGACCTCGCAGTACCGGTCGAGCGAGTGGACGAGCGCCCGCGCCCTCCCGATCGTGATCCCGAGGGCCCCAGCGATGTCGTCGAGGAACTCGTGCGTGTCGACGGCATCGTGGACGTCTGTCGACGTGATCCCGTCAGGGAACTCGACATCGGGGCTGTCGTCGGTCTCGTCCCCGCCTCCGTCGCAACCGTGCGCACAGTGCGCGCCGAGCGCGTGATGGGTCTCGAACGCCTCTCCACAGTCATCGCAGGCGTAGCCGGTGTCGACGTCGGCATCGCGAACCGACAGCACACTGCCACACGAGTTGCGCCCGCCGCGCTTCCCGTGGTGGTACAGGCGCGCGGGTGGGTCCGAGCCGGTGTCCAGTTCGATCTCGTACTCGGCACCGCGGACGCCCTCTAACTGCAGCGTCCCGGTCAGCCAGTCGCCGCCGAACGGAACGCGCCACTCGACGCGGTCCACGTCGACCACGTCCTGACTGTCCCAGGTCTGCGACGCCGTTTCGACGCTGATCGTGTCGTCGGGCGAAACGGTCGCGAGCGCGCCGACGACATTGGCGCTAAATGTATCACTCATCCCGGCTCACCTCGCGGAACACGCGGTCGAACACGGTCGCCAGGTGGCGGTCCGGAACGTCGTGGACCTCGGCGGCGTCGAGGACGGAGCGCTGAAACGGGGTCCCGCTCCCGACGTCGTCGAGCGCGTCCGACACCGCTGCCTCGACGGTCTCGGTCGCCTGAACTTCGTCGGCGAGTCGAAGCCCGCAGTCGGGGCAGTGAGCCCAGTCGGGGGCGACAAGCCGTCCGCAAACGCACTTGTCCTGCCTCGTCAGTGGGGTGTCGGCGGTGTCACTCATCGCTCTCGCCCTCCCGCTCGACGACCGTGTCGAGCTCGTCCAGCGACCCGCCGGACTCTTCTTCGCGCTTGTCGCGGCAGACGATGCACAGGCCGTCGTCGCCGACGCTGTCGGACTCGCGACCACACTCCTCGCACTCGGTGGTCTCGTCGTCCCCGTCGGGGAGTTCGGACTGCTTGATCGGGTTGTCCCGGTCGTCGGCTACCTCCGCGAACGGAAGCAGTTCCTCCTCGATGAACCGGATGGCGTCCGAGGCGTCGCTGGTGGAGTAGAGGGCCACGTAGCCGCTCTGGTAGACGACGCCGCGGACGACCCAACCGCCCCAGGGACGCTCGAACCCCCATGCCGATAGTCGGCCGGTCGTCCTTGCTGGCCTGATTGTGGTAGTCGATCGTCGCGCCGTCACCGGCAGGATCCGCGCCGGTCATCCACACGTCGCCGAGCGCGTCCTCGCGGTCCCACGCCTGGTGGAGCGCCTCGACGTCGACCTGCAGCGCCTGCGGCCGCGTGCCGGTCACGTTCCACAGCAGGTCGATCGGGAAGTCCGCGAGGTCGGTCCCCTCAACGGACTCGGCGATAAACAGGCCGGTTCCGGTCACGTCGGCGATCCAGTCGGTCGCCACCGTCTCTCGGGTCTCGCGACGCTCGATGTCGATCGCGACTGACTCCCCCTCGGCGTTGCGCCCGATGGAGATGTCCTGTGCCGTCGTGTCGATGTGTCCGGCTGCCGTGCCGGACTGAACGGGCCTGTCGTCGAAACTCGTCTGCGTCCGTTCGACATCAAGTGCCGGCGGGCGGTCACCCTGGAACCACGAGTCCAGGCGCTCGTCGAGCGGGTCCTGCAGTTGGATGAGCGTGCCCGCGATCATCGCACACCTCCGAGGTCGACGACGTCGTTCGGGTCGGCCTCGATCCACTCGCCGGGCGACTCGAACAGGTGGTCGACGGCGCTGTCACAGTCGCTGGGGAACAGCGTGATGCGGTCACGGCCGGGCTGGCGGATGCGGCGGGCCTGCAGCAGCGCCGGCGACTCCTGGCGGAGCGCCCGCTTGTGGAGTTCGCGGAGCATCAGGCTTCACCCCGCATGGCGCGGACCTGCCCGACGCGGTCCCGGGCGTCGTCAAGTGCGGACTCGACGGCCTCCAGGTCGGCGTCGCCGGCGACGGCCGCTTCGAGCGCGTTGTCGAGCTTAGTGCGGAACTCGTCGGCCGACATCAGTTGACCACCCTGTCGTGGTCGGTCGCAAGGTAGATCTCCATGCCGAGGGTCGTTGCACGCGTTTCCTCGCACCCGTCACGGCGACAAGTGCGGGGCGTGTCTCTGGTTGGACAGTCGGTGCGGTCGTCAGTCTGCGGTCGTGGTGTGCTCATGATTTGGTTGGGCGTAGGTGCGATGCCGCGCGAGGCCAGCTGGTGACTGGCGGGATGCGCGGCGGGTTAGTCGATGATCTGCACGGCCGACCAGGGGACGTCGCGGTCCTCTGCCTTGTCGTGGAGCTCGTAGTGCTCCGGGTCGACATCGACCTGGCGCGAGCAACTGTAGCAGAAGATATGCGAGTTCGTCCTGCTCCAGTCGCGATGGCCGTTCGGGCAGGTGTACCGCCAGCGGTCGGCCTCGTTGGTGAGGTCGATGACGACCGGCTCGGGCCGGTCGCCGTAGGCGCTCCCATCAGCGCGGAGTAGTTGTCCTCCCATGCCGTCAGCGTCTGACGCGGGCGACACGGAAGTACCATTTTGTCGGCCCCGGTGAAAGTGAAACGCCCCGCCGATTGCACGAACCGCACGACGGCGGCGACGCGGGTGACGACGCCGCGAGTGAAAGTAGTCACCACGTTGTTACCAGTCGGGAGCCGGTAGGCTGCGATTACCGGGCCCGAACGTGGCGCATTACTTCGTGGGATCGTGTCGTGGGTTCGCATGGGGATTCTCGGGGTCGGTCCGCGTGGGGGCGCGGGTCGGCCGTTTTCAGTTGGCGAGCGGTGCGTCTCGGCTACGTCTCGGCGGGCGTCGCCGACGCCGACTCGTCTTCGTCGGCGATCCCAGCCGCGTCGACGAACTCTTCCCAGAGGCCTCGTTCCTCCAGGTGAAGCCGAACGTCAGCGGCGTCGTTGAGCCAGTCGCTTCGGGAGTCGGTCCCCGTCAGCTGGGCGTCGACCTCGTCCATGGTCGTCTCGTCGATTGTGATTCCGGTGTTTACCTTTCCCATGGCACTACTACCATGTTGGTATAATATTCACCTACCTACTTAGTGCTTCTGGTAGAATACCAACGAACCAGTTTGGTACATCAGTCAATGGCCTAATCCTTATTATACCAGACTACCACGCCACCAGTATGGCGAACACGAGTCTGACGGTTCCGGACGAGTTAGTGGAGGAGTTTGACCGCAAGATTACGGAAATGGAGTACGAGGGTGAGTTTCCGAACAACACGTCCCGGAGCCGTGTGATTCGTGAGCTTATGGAGATGTGGGTTGAGGGGGAAGTGGAGGTCTCGATCGACGAGGGAAATCTGAATCAGGCGGTAGTAGCAGCTGACTGACGATGCGCCGCCGCCGCTATCTCGCCCTCTCGGCGGCCGCACTCGCAGGCTGTTCGTCGTCGGGGGACCAGGACAGCACGGACACGACCACGGCACGGCCGACAGAGCCGCCGACGGCAGTTCCTGAACCGGAACCGATTTCGTACTCGGACAGCGGTGTGAGCTTCACCGAGGCGTTCGATATCGCTGGCGGGTTCACTGCGTTCGAGATGTCACACGACGGCAGCTCGAATTTCATCGTCGAGCTGCAGACCGCCAACGGCGGGCGCGTCACGACGCTCGCAAACGCCATTGGGTCATGGTGGGCGGCGTATCCGCTTGGCTTGAACGCGGGCGAGTATCAGTTAAGCATCGATGCCGATGGCGCATGGGACATCACGATCTACCAGCCTCGGCCGACCCAGGGCGATATGCAATCCCTGCCAGTCGAGGGGTCGGATAGGTACCCGAACTACATCGGACCGGTGGCGTTCCCCGGCAACACGCAGATCGCGGGGGACTACAACGGCGACTCGAACTTTATCGTCGAAGTGCTGTCGTTCGACGGCTACAACTCGGATCTCCTGTTCAACGAGATCGGCGCGTTCGAGGGTGAGACGATGTACTCGGGCGAAGGGTACGGCTGGCTCCGCGTCCAGGCGACGGGTCCCTGGGCGGTCGGCGCGTACGAACCTTAACCAACACGCCGGCGTCGCCACTGTCGAGTGTTGGTTAAGACCCGAAAAAGAGCGCCCGCGGTCAGCCCTGCGACGCCATCCCGCCCTCGAACTGCTCGGCCCACCACTCGGATTTTACCCAGCGCTGGGGACAGTTTGGCGCGTGCTGAAGCTCGTCGACGCCGGGTGAGGGCTCCTCGGTCAGCAGGACGCTGGCCCCGCACGCAGCACAGCGGAGCCACTTGGGCTCGTGGACCTTGTAGCCGTCCACGTTGACCGGCGTCTCCGAGCGCTCTATCTCGAAGTGCGTGTCAGGGTCGGCGAAGGACTTCATGGTCCGGCCTCCGCTTCGGCGGCCACGTCGCGGACGGCCCCGCAGTTGTCCTCGACGACCAGGCCGGCGACGATGTCGCTGCCGACGAAGGTCCACTCGCCGCCGTCGTAGCGCTCTTCGACGCGTCGCCAGCCGCCGGCGTCGCGCGCCTCGAAGCGGAGCCGGCGACGGCACTGCGGGCCGGTCCACTCGACGGTCAGGCCGCGGCTCATCGGTCGCCCTCCGTATGGTCAGTATCCGGCTCGACGTACCGGCTGCTTCGATGCGACGTGTGGGAAAAGGAACGCGCTACTCGTCGCCGTCCGGTTCTTCGACTTCGACCACGGCGAGAGTGACCTTCTTGCCCGCCTTCTCGGGACCGATGGCGACTCGTCCTTTTGAGTCGGCTTTCCGCTCGATCATGTCTGAAAGTTCCACTTCGAGCTTCATTATCAGTTACCGAGGGCCTCTTCAACGCCCCAGTGATAATCGGACATTTCGTCGCGTTTGACGCCGCGCCCATCGTCGTCGTGGACTGCGATAACAGCGTCTCCAACGACTTGGGGCCAGTCCTCCGTGACGGCGAAATCAACCGTCTGACCGTCGATGTTTTTTCGATAAAGGGTCCAGCCCTCACCCGCTCCAGTCGTCCACGAACCGACCCGGTGAAATTGACTCCCGTGGTTCTGATAACTGAACCCCTCGATTTCGAAGCCAATTTGCTCGCGGCTGCTGTCGGCCAAATCGGCCTTAACCCATCCTTTCCCGCGCAGCGCCTCGAGCACGTCAGCGCGCGTTTCGAATTCGGTACTGCTGTCGTCGGTGGCATTCTCTTGTGCCATACATCCCACTTTGTCCCACTATCACTTAAGTCTTTCCCACCTAATCCCACTTGTCGGATTTCGGTGAATCGTTCAGTGCCGTCGTTGTAGTTACCAGTATTATTTCCAGACATTATCCATGCACCTCCCCGAGCGCCCGGGCAGTCATCTGGCCGTCGACGGCGATGTAGTTGCGCGCCGTCGAGAGGTCGCGCCAGCCGAACATCGACTGGAGTGGCCCCGCATCAAGTCCGCGGCCGGCGTGATACGACGCCGCGGTCGCACGAAGGCCATGCAGCGTCGTGTCGCTCTTGTCGAGTCCATCGGCTAACTCCAGAGCCGTTTCCAGCCGGCGCTGGAGCGTCGAGAACGAGTGTGGCCAGCCACCGTACGTGTCGATCAGCCACTCAATGGCGACCGCGATCCGCTGGTCCCAGCCGAACGGCACGTCCCGGACAGCGGCCTCGGTCTTCGGGTTCCAGTACTCGTCAAGGACCGTTTCGAGGTCCTTCTCGGCGTCGTGGTCGAGTTGCTGCTTGGCGGCCTGTGTGCAGTAGCCGCAGGGACCGCCGTTGCGGCCCTTCGTGCAACAGTCGTGGCTGGGGATCGACAGCATCTCCCGCCGGCGGTTGACCCACGACCCATCGATGTGCGTGACTTCTCCCGGGCGGAGGCCCATCCGGCCGCCGATGAGCAACATGGCCCGCGTCTCCATGCTCCGCTGGGTGTCGTCCATCCGCATCGCGCCGATAAGCAGGCGCTCGAACTGGCGTTCAGTCAGCGCTTTCTCGCGGGTCTGTTCCCTCATGCGCTATCGGCCTCCGATTCGGCCGCAGCTACCAGCGCGTTGTACGCCGAGTGGTCCTGATCCTGCTCGGACTGATCCAACTCGCCCGAGCAGATCTTGCACTCGTCGATGTCAGCAGGATATGCGTCCCGGGAGCGTGGCAGCGGATTCCGGGCCTCCTTCAGGCCGGGGCAGTCCGGGTCGGTGTGGACCTTCCGGTCGCCATGGCCGCCGTTGCTTCGACCGGCGACGTAGACCGTTTTGGTCTGGTTGGTCACGCCGACTCACCCCCTTCAACGTGGGCGACGTGGCCGGTCACGTCGTTGTGGGCGAGGCCCCGGCCGATTGCGATGTCCTTCTCGCTGTAGGGTTCGTCCAGATCGCACTCGGTGCAGACGACGCGGTACTGTTCAGTACCGCTCCCACACGTACCGGATTCGTCCTCAGTCATCTTGATCACCCTGGATTGGGGTGCGGTCAGCGACGGTCACGTTCTCTAACAGTTCGCAGATGGGGCACCGGATGACATGGCAGCAGTCACAGGCGTTCGTTCCCAGGTTATCACAGTCCTTGTTGTGAACCTGGATCTGGCCGTCCTCGTGGATGATGGTCCGCGAGGGGTACTGGTTCTCCCATCCAGCCCCGCAGTTTCCACACTCGTACGAGACCTCAAACGCGGGGCTACGCACGCTGTCGCCTGCAGGCTCCGTAGATTCAGTCACTTGCCATCACCGTCGGTATCGTCGCCGGGCAACGGCAGCTGCTCGATGTACTCTTCGGCTGCCGTCTGCGCCTCGACCAGTTCATCAACAGCGCTGGGTACGTCGGCATCGGCGCGAGCAGCGGCGTGAGCATCCTTGACGATCTCCTGGTCGGCCCCCTCAGCGAGCGCGAAGAGCACCAACGTCTTGCGCCACTCCTCCCAGTCGGCGGGATGCTTCAGGGAGTGTGCGAATACGGACTGCAGTAGATCGTGTTCGGCATCCTTCGTTGGGTTGCCGCCATCGGCCACCAGGTCGTTCTGGTAGATGCGCTCGTGTTTGAGCAGCGCGAGCGTGGGCGCTTCGTTCCCACACACGACACACCGGATCATCCGCTCCCCATCACGCTCCACTTCTTCAGCGTAGCCTGGGAGCTGGAGACCGCCTTCAGACATCTTGGCCACCTCCATTCCGGCCAGCGCCTGCCCCGTCGTAAGACGGCATCCCGTGTTCGTCTCGATGGAGGAAGTCCACTTCAGAGAGTGGGACGATCGTCGCCTTGCTGTAGTCGCTGATGTGGTCCCTGAAGACGCCCTCATACTCCATCGCCAGCAGGTGGCCCGTATGATGGTATTCACCGTCGATGAACACGATCGTCGTGTACTCGGGATACGGGTCAGCAAGCATGACGTAGACCGTCGCCTTGTTGACCTTGAGCCGGTCTCCGTCAATGTGCTTCCCCGCTTCGAAGACGGCAACACTGTTCCAGCCGAGCATCCCCGTGAGACTATCGACGCTACGGGCGATCCTGCCGTCCAACTGGTCACCCTCAGCGATAGCCTGTTCACTCATCGTAACCACCCGCGACGCGGGACTGCTGTCGCAGCTCCTCCAGCGGGCCGTGGCCCTCGCCGAAGCCATAGGCGATGTCGGCACGCACCTCGTCGACGTCCCGGCCCCATCTACTCATCGTTGCTCACCTCAGTCCCCACGCGGGCGGCCTTCGCGAGCTCCACGGCCTCGTCGATGGTGCCAGTGTCGGCGACGCCCGCGACGGACGCGAGCGAGTACAGTTCGTCGACGTCCGGCGCGCCGTCGAGGTCCATCGCCGCCTGAAACAGCTTGTCCAGCACGTCGCGACCGACGCGCTCGGCGATGCGGTCGCCGTCGTCGGCGTGGTGGGCGTCGATGAGCCGCACCCGCGAGGCGGGAAACGTGTAGGTCTTCGACGGCTCCGACCGCACGTCGGAGACGTAGACGCACTCGACGACGGCCTCCTCGTTGGACGCGGCGAACTTCGTGTTGGCGTAGTTCTCCGTCAGCTCGTAGTTGTTCTCCGCTGACCACGATGCGACGGTCTGGTCGGGCGCGTCGAGGACGATCATCGCCCGCCCCTGCGCGGCGTCCATGACGGGGTCGCCGATCCGGTACGGGTTCTCGACGCTGTCCTCGCGTTCAGACATCGTCGCTCACCCCCGCGGCCTCGGCCAGCTCCTGCTGGGCCTGGAAGATGTGGTCGGTCAGCGGGTCCGCGCCGCCGACATCGATGTTGCGCTCCCGCCCGATCTGGTTGATCGCGGCGACGACGTAACCCTGCGCGTAGGCATTGAGGTCGTCGTGGTTCGATACCTCCTCGCGGAGCTCCGCGAGTGGCGTGCACGCTTCGCGTGCGCCGACGTCCGGGCCGCCGGTCCGGTCGATCATCCGCTGGAGCTCACGGGCTGCGACTCGCGCGGTCTCCGCGGAGATCTCGACGGTCTCTTCGCCGGCAGCCTCAGACATCGGCCGCCACCTCCTCAAGCACGTCGGCCCGTTCCGCATCGGTGGTGTGGTACTGCAGCCAGTCGGCGGCCTCATGCCGGGCATCTACGACCTTCTCACGTTCCCAGTAGCCCGCCGCGGCCCACTGGTCGCCGTCTTTGATGACGGTCCTGCAGGACTCGGCGACGACCTCCAGCGCCCGCTTGCGAGCGACGTGGGCGAGCTTCCCCCACGCATCGCGGACGTCTTCGACGAGCTCGGCACCGTCGCCGTGGTAGCTCTCGCGCAGGTCGCCAGCTGCGTCAGCCGTTGCCGCAGCGTCGCACAGCCGGGCCAGTTGATCGTCTTCGCTGAGCCGGTCGTGGACTTTGTTGTGCAGGGGGGCGGCGTCGAAGTCAGACGCCATCTTCTTGGCGAACTCCCGTTGCCGCTCCTTCGAAGCAACGGGGCGGCGCGTCATCACGCGTCACCTCCGTTGTCAGGGTGCCGCCACCCGCGCTCCCGCGCGACGTGGTGGGTCCACGTCCGGACGTCCTTCTGCGGGGCGTCCTGGTCGAAGACGGTCGGGGCCTCGTCGCCATCGCCGATGACTTCGACCTCGTTCTCCTCGGGATCCCAGACGTGCTTCGCGCCGTCGCCGTCGATGCCGAGGAACTGCTCGGCGTCGAGCAGGCGCTTGACGTGGTTCACGTGCACGAACCGGGCGCGCGGGAAGCGGTCGAACTCGACCTTGACACGCTCGTCTTCACGGAGCGTCTTCGTGTGAACACGAACCGTCGCGGGGAGCTGCTGTCGGCCGTGGAGGTGCTTGGCGTCGCCGGGCAGCTGGACCATCGCACGAGCACCGTCGAGGCGCTGCTTGGTCTCGCGGACGTCGATCTCCGTCGTTTCGATGCCGTTGACCTCGCGCGTCGTGCGCGGGATCGGGCTGTCGTCGGTACCGTTTTGGGTCTGCGGTTGCGAACTCATGTTGCTCTCACTCTCTCGGGAGCACGAGGCCGGTGTTCCAGCACCGGTCCATTCTGCGTACGACGCCTCGCGCTTCCTACTCCATAGTACAACAGCCGGGTACTAATAGATTACGATGTAAGCCTACAACCAAGGCCTATGTAGAAAGCTTTCATCGTAAGCGTTACAACGCTGGAAGACATCGTTACTCTTGTGAGCACGACCAGTGACCATCCGGGCATGCTTGACCCAGAGGATCTGCGCGACGTGGACCGGGAGTTGCTTGGGTACATGGCCGCCGGGCGTGTAACGCCCGCCTACGCCCGCAAGCGGCTCATGGAAGACAGCGTCGGCGAGTATAGTCGTGGGTACGTCCAGCAGCGGCTGGCTCGGTTCGTCGAGCACGACCACGCGACCAACCTACTCGACACGGGCCTCTACGAGCTCGTCGATGACCCGCGGGGAGAGGGCGATGCAGAGTAGTGTCGACCGCACTGCGGGCGAGGTCGACTGGCCCGCGTGGGCGGACCGGACGCCGACCGCCAAGCGGACGCGGACGTCGAAGTTCAGCGTCACGCTGGCGAGCGCGCTCAACGACATCGAAACCGAGCTGGAGGACCGGCTCGGCGTCGACGACTGGCGGCTCTCGACCGCGGTCCCGCACCGCAAGTCCGACGGCCGCCCCTACGCCGATGCGAACCCGGACGACCCGGCGGCCGTGGTCCGCTGGTCGATGGACGGCGAGCAGTACGCCGTCGCGGCCGACGAGTACGCCGGCCTCCGGGACAACGTCCGGGCGATCGGGCTCTACTTGGAGGAGAAGCGAAAGATGTCGAACCGGCCGATCCACACCGGGCAGTCGGAGTTCGCGACGGCGCGACTTCCCAGCGCCGGCGAAGACGCGATCGCCGCCCCGCCAGCCCAGCGCTCCGACGACGTTCTCGACGAGGAACCGCACGAGGTCTTGGACGTTTCCCCGGACGCCCCCGACGAGATCGTCCGGGCAGCATTCAAGGCCCAGGTGCGGGACCTGAATGGACACCCTGACACCGGCGGGTCGTCTGGTCGATTCGAGAAGCTCAAGCAGGCGAGGGAGGAACTGCTCGACGATGACTGACGCCGTCCCACCGGAGCGTGCCGACCCGCTTGCGGTCGGGGACGACAGCGTCACACCCCGTCCTCGCGACGACCTCGTCGCCGGCCTGATGGAGGCCCGCGACTGCCCACGCCCCGCCGCCGAACGCTACCTCGCAGAGCACGGCCCCGAACACGCCGAGCGTGTCCTTCTGGCGCGCTGGACGTCTTAGTTGAGCTCCTCGTACTTTTCCCCGGTGAGGGTGTCTAAGTGAACCAAGAACGTGTCGCCCTCCTCCAAGAAGTCCGGAACAGTAGTGCTGACCACTTCGACGACAACATACATTTCGACACCGGTCCCGCCGGCCATCTCGGGATATGGCTCACGAACCTCGACAACATACTCTGGAACAGTTGATGTTCTATCGGTTTGTTCTACTGGGACGTTGTGAATGTCGGACTTTTCTCGCTGTGGGTGTCGGAGCCGGGTCCCCTCATCCGGGATTTTCCCATCTGGGTCGTGTACTTTCATAGACAGAATGACCGTTTAGGCGGGCAAAAAGCTGTCGGCAGTATAATGGGTGGTGTGCCGGGAAACACCGACGGCGGTTACCCGCCGACGGCTGGCACGAACTACTCCGAATCGGTTCTCTTTCGCGCCGGGCGTGGTAGTATATGCGGTTGGACAAGCCGCACCAGGGCCCGGATCGACGCCGTTTCGCGCGTGCCGTGCTGTACTTCTCGGCGGTGGCGAATAATTTTTACCCCAGTGTAGCTTGCTACGATTCTGGCGGCCAGTCTCTCTCAAGTGCGGCTTCAACCCGTTCCCGGATCTCCTCGTGATCCTCTTCCCGAGCTCGTTCGACGATCGCCTCGACGGCCTGTGGAATGTCTTCGACGCCGATAACAACATCCCGCGGGTACATTGAGTCTATCCCGAACTCCTGTATCTCGATTGCGTCTGGGGCGGTTCCGAACATGTGGCCGATCCAGATCCCCGGGACCTGGTTGTACTTGGTCTGCTCGTCAACTTCGTCCTCCCAGTAGGGCTCGCGCACTATGACACCCTCTTCGTCTACGTCTGGGCGCGTGTCGTCTCTTTCTGCTGCCATGGCTGACCGGTCGGGTGGTGTTCATGTAAGCGCCAGCCATGGGCGCGGTGAAAGTGAAAGTGTCTGACGTACTATTATATCACCACAGGCGGATCGGTCGCCTATGTCACAACAGGCACCACAGGCGCAAGGGCCGCCGCGGGTCGTCGTGGCGAACGCGAAAGGCGGCGTCGGGAAGACCACCATCGCGGCGAACCTCATCGGCGGGCTCAGCGAACAGGGCTACGACGTGCTCGGAGTCGACGCCGACCCGCAGGGCAACCTCACCGAGGCGTTCGGCTTCTTGGACAGCTACGAGCGCGACCCGCCGACGCTGTTCGACGTGCTGCTCGACCACGGCTCCCGTAACACCATCGCGGAGATCCTGGAGCACGGCGATGAAGCAGATTTGGTCCCCAGTTCGATCGACATGCTCGGGTCGTCGGAAGAGCTCGCCGCTGCCCACTTCCTCGCGAAGCTGCACAACGACCCGGACTACGCGCTCGAACCGGAGTTCCTCGAGGACGTCACCGGAGTCTTGGAGATGCTGACCGAGCTGGTGACGCCGGCGACGGTCGGGGGCGACCCCCACGGCTACGGCCTACTGGACGACGCGCTCGACCACGTCGACGGCGACTACGACGTCGTCGTGATCGACGCGCCGCCGGGGCACAACCCGATGTTCAAGAACGCGCTCTACGCCGCGCCGAATCTCGTGGTCCCCGCGACGGCCGAGGCGAGCTCGAAGGGCGCGGTCGACCGCCTGTTCGACGAGGTCGCCGCGTTCGAAGAGGAGACGGATGTTGCCGTCGCCGAGCGCTTCGCCGTCGTCAACCGGATCCGCATGAGCACCAAGGCGGCCGACCAGATGACGGCGTTCCTCAAGGAGGTGTTCGACGACGTCCCCGTGTTCGAGGTCCCCGAGCGAGTGTCGCTGTCCTACGCGTACGACGCCGGCGAGTCTATTTTCCAGTACGAGCCCGATGCGGACGTCGCCGAAACGTTCGCGGACGCCGCCGCGCACCTGGCCGACGATCTCGGCCTTGGGCCTGCAGGTGATGCGCGATGAGCGACGACACCGACGAGGAGCTGGACGAGGAGGACCAGGACCGCCTCAACCGCGTCCGCGGGAAGCGGGACTCGCGGCGCTCGCGACGGCGCCGGAACGGTGGAGAACAGGCCCCCGATCCGAAACAGGGGCCACAGGCGGCCGATGGGGAACAGGAACAACAGGCGCAACAGGCGGAACAGGCAGAACAGGTTGCGGGTAGTACCGAGGCCCCGACAGCGTCGACACAGGCGACACAGGCGGCACAGGAACAACAGGGGAAAGGGTCGGGACAGGCGGAACAGGCGCCCGAGCCGGAACAGGCGCAACGGGAAGAAGGGGAACAACTGGAGCCTGTGACGGCACGGGAGCACGACACGTTCTATCTCGACGAGGACGTCCGCGCCGAACTGACGCGTAGCTACCGGCGCGTCGCGCTTGACGTCCTGGAGGAGACCGGCGTCGACATCGACGACCAGGCGGTCGGCGGCCGGAACCGCTACTTCCGACCGCTCGCGCTACTGCTGGGGGCCCGCGAGCTGGAGGACATGTCGCCGGCGGAGCTCCGCGAGACGATCGAAGCCGAGGACCTCGTCGACGATTTACCGGATCCCGACGAGTGACAGCGTTGCCACTGGTCGCTATATCACATATTGGTTTATCGAATCGCCGTTCGGGAGCCGCGGGGCACGGTCTTAACCAACACTTCTAGGGCTGACCGGGGCGGTGTTGGTTAAGGATCATCGTCGAGGGTGGTTGGCCTCCGACTCGCACCGCCGCAACTGTGGGGGTTGAGGTGGGTGAAACGGGGTTCTACACCGGGAACGTCGGGGTCCCGATAGCGTAGTACCAGATTTCCGGATAAAAACTGTGAGCCGTGTGAGTGGGACTCCCCCGCCGAGGGATTTATTTTTCGCGAGACTAATGCATCAGTAGAAGCACGGTTTCGCCATTACAAAATGGCCCGGTGCTGGTACACCGGACCGTGCTTCTTGGAGCCCAAGAAGCATGTCAACGTACTCGCCCTCCGCGGAAAAACGTAGTGGCATCACCCACAGCAAAGACGACGCGCTCTCTGACCGTGAGTACCAACTCCTTCTCGAGGGAGCTGGGAAGATGCGGGACTACTACGGGCAGCAAGCCCGCTTCGTTATCCTACTCGCCGGGCGTCTCGGTCTCCGCGCCGGCGAGATCGCTCACATGGATGCGTCGTGGGTAGACTGGCGCCGTAACATGATCGTCGTCCCGCGCCACGATCCCTGTTCCAAAGGCCAAGATGGCGGCCCCTGCGGCTACTGTCGGTCCCAGGCCCATCAGCGCGTCGACCACAACCCCGAGATGACTTTCGGCGAGGCAATTGAGCACGCCTGGAGTGCGAAGACTGATGCAGCTGCCCGGGAGGTCCCGTTCGACTTCGATCCGCGTGTCGAGCTCACGATCGAGCGCTTCTTTGACCGCTTCGACGCGTGGCCGGTTAGCCGGCAGGGTGTCAACCGGCGGGTCAACCGTGCTGCAGAGGAAGCGTCCCAGCTGGACCCCGACGACATCTACCCACACTGTTTGCGGGCGACCGCCGCGTCGACGATGGCGGCGAGGGGGCTCAAGGTTCTGCCCTTACAGGCCATGTTCGGGTGGGCCTCACTAAGCACGGCACAGGCTTACGTCGCGCAGTCTGGTGAGAATACCGCCCGCGCACTGCACCAGATCCACTCGCGATGACGGTCACGTCGGGAGCAGCTATCCCGACGAATTGACCGTCAGCGTGACCTTATGGAACCGGTCGTTCTGCATCACAGTCTCCCACTCGTCGACGACGTACTCCCCGGACTCGAACACGTTCTCGTTCGGCGATGCAACCGTGACCGTGTTCTGATCTCCTGGGGAGTTGTCCTCGGCGACGTTCGCGCCGTCCGGAACCTCCCGAATCCGGACAGCGTTGAGCAGTGACGCACTCTCCTCGAGAACCTGAACCTGCTTGTCGGTCAGGATGAGCCGCAGGCGCTTAGCCTGCGTCCCCTTCGACGCGCCACCGCCGACATCCGCCCTGACGCGGGGGGTGGCGATCGTCCCGGTGGAGAAGTCGAACTTCCAGTCCCCGCCGCTCGGTGTCTCAGCATAGTGGCTATCCGTATCTCGGTCCTGGTCGGGGACGAGCGTCACCGTCACACGGAACTGCTTGCCCTGCTGGTCGACAACCTCCTCCTCGTACTCGTCGACGAGATAGTCGCCAGCGAGGCGTGGCGGGATACGGCCCGCCGGCGGCGTGATCTGGTAGGTGTTTCGGCCGTCGGCGCGATCGATCGCGTCGAAGCCCCCATCTGACCGCTCCAGGACCTCGACCTTCCCGGCGTCGCTGTCCAGTGGTCGAAGCTGGTTGATGACCGTCGCCCTATCAGAGCGGAACACCAGCGTCAGCGTATCCCAGGTGCGCGTTTCTTCGATGAGCTCGGCGACAGGGTTTTTGCCCAGGACCCAGCGCCGGAAGGGCTGCCCCCACAGACCGCCGTCATCAGTCCCGTAGGTTGCACCGTTGACGGTCCCGTAGGTGAACCCTGGGCCGTCAGCCGCCGACGGGTCATCGGCCCCAACGCCGAGCGTGGCGCCGTCATCGGTTCCGTAGGTTGCGCCGTCCTCGCCGCCGTACGTGAATCCTGTCATGTATTGAGTGCTTTCAACGTATCAGATCGTCCGGGTTCTAAAGCGCCGTCATGGTAAGTAGGTAGGCGTGTTCACCGCAGCTCTTTCCACGACTCGATTGCATAATCCGCACTATCGCCAAACGCGCTGAGTCGATAAGTTTGTCCGGACGGGATTTTAACCGGGCCAATCTCCAACCGTTCGTTCGTTTCTAATGTTAGTCGAGGCTGTGTGACTGCGTTAGAAGATTCTGCATTATCAACATCAAACACGACGTTAACGTCCGTCGCATCGGCTGATGCTGAGAGCGTGACAGCCGCCCAAATGTCTCGGTCAGTGGGAGCAGTTTCCCAGCTCCCAAAGGTTCGATTCACAGTTTCCCACTGAATATTTTTGGTTGCTAAAAGCTCTGTATCTAACGATCCGACATTGGTAATGTCATTGGTATTTGCGTCGAGGGGCCCGCCCAGCCGCTGCGCGTTCAGCTCGTCGACGACCATCTTCTCGTGCGTCGCCGTCGCCGACTGCCGCCGATCGCGGATGTCTCCCGACGCCAGCGACGTCGCCTCTGCAGCGACCCAGACCTCTGCCAGGACCACACCCTCGACATCGTGCATCGACGGCGGCTCCGGCTGGAACGTGCTGAACCGGGTCTGATCGGACGGTTTCGCCGTGCGGGCGACGCCAGTCTGCTTGTTTACCGTCCCGTCACCCTGGACGAAGATAACGTCCTTCCGCGGGTTCGTTGAGTCGGCCGAGGACAGCGACACTGTCTGCGTGGACCCGTTGCTGACGAGGACGGGGTTTCCAGACCCGTCGGTCCCGAAGATCGCCTCCCCGGACGCGACCTCGACTTCGAGGCCGGTGCCGGTGCTGACGCCGTAGCCGCTGACGACCGCGTAGCCGTCGAGGCGGTCCTGTTCCTGCTGCTGATCAAGTGCCGATGCGCCCTGGCCGGTCTGGTAGGTCATGTCGCTGCTCATGGTTGCTTTGAGTGCCGCGGAAAAGCAGCTGCTCGCGTCGCGTCGTATCTGTCTCTAAAACCCAGCTGGCCTCGGCCCGCACCGCGTCATCGGCCGGTGTTCAGAATGTCTCCCAGGTCAGTTCGTAGTTGTCGACCGCACTATCATCCTGCCCGTAGTACGCCACGCCGAACTCAGCTGTCGTGCCAGCGCTAAGCGCCTCGAGGTGAGACGAGCCCTGTTCCAGACGCGTTCCGTCTGCGTCGAAGAAGCTGGCCGAGAAGGTGATGTCGACAGCGTCGTCGCCAGTGTTCGTCACCTCGCCGACAACGGCCAGGAGATCGTCTTTTTCGCCCAGATTATGTTCTACGTCAAGTGCGTCCTCGCCCGGTGTCGTCGTCTCACTATCGTCGGGGGTGCCCGAACTGGTGCATCCCGCAAGAGCGGCGACGACGCCAATGAAGTACGCTCTGCGCTGCATGATCGGGTGTCTCCAGTCCACACACATAAGTGATCAGCCATCACCCAGCACCTGACGATAGACGTCGATATCCAACGCGCAGTGCAGATGGCCTAATGAATCGCTGGTGACTCGGATGGTGTTGAACTGCCCGGGGGTGAGATGGCCAGCAATATCGACGGTTTCCTCAAACGTTGAACTCCCGTCGCCTAGCGACACGCCGACCGATTGTCCGTTGATGATGACATCACAGTTGGATGGATGCTCCTGGAAGTCGATGATGCCCGGGTTCGGTTCGTGGGTGTGTTTCGGCGTCGTCGAACTGGATGTTTCAGTTGTCCCGCCACCATCAGACGTCGTGTCTGATGACCACTGGTCCTGTGGTGTCCCGACTTCGTTTGTGCTCCCATCAGGTGTGTCATATAGATGGTCGTGAGTCCCATCCTCGGTTGTAGCACCGCCTGCAGAGCTGTCTCCAATAGTGTGACTGTGCGTCCCATCCTCGCTTGTGAGATTCGATCCGCTATCGTAAGTGTGCCTATGTGCGCCTGCGTCATCAGTATCAGCGAGAACCGAACTGAGAGTGTGATCGTGTTCTCCTGCTTCAACGGTTCTCTCTTGTGTAGTCGGGACGCCGTGGCTATGGGGGACTAATCCGAACGTATACTCGTGGTTGTGATCCGGAATCGTGACGCTGTGAGTGTGTTTCCCCCCGCCAGAAGCAGCACCCTGTGAGTAAGCACGGTAGTTGAGGCCTTTCACCTGCAGTTTGACGCGGTGTTCGTACTCCACCTCAGCAGGATAGTAGATATCCATCTCGTAGTCGTGCTCCCCGTCGACAGGCTGACGGCCTCCACTGGTGTTGAGCGTGACCGGGCTCCCCTCGAATGCTCGGTTGTAGCGCTCGACATCTTTCCGGCCTTTCTCGCCCGGGCTCGACCGGGTCTTCTGCCGTGAGGATAGGACGCACTCGTACCGAAGCCCCTCGTGGTCGTCGATGCGTGTCCACTCGACGATCCGCAGCGCCCGGTCGATGTTCTCCTTGGGCTTCGAGACGTGGACCGTGTCGCCCAGCTCAACGTCGACGCCTTTCAACGTCGCCTCGACCTCGACGAACTCGTCGTTTATCTCGGCGATCTGCGTCAGGCCCTCGGTTTCGAGGGTGGAGGGCTTTGTGACCTCCTTGTTACTGAGACTGTCCCAGATGCGTCGGTCGCCAGGCTCCCAGTCGTGGCCTGTGTAGGTGACCTTGTTCTGGTAGCTCTGCGTGTCGGTATCCGGGACGACGTTGACTTCGACCTGGTGGCGTCCCTCACCGACCCCCAACATCCGGAGGTGGGTGCATTTCTTCCCGCCCCCCTTCTGCTTCACGGAGATATCGCCGTCGAGGTTCTGGGCCTCCGGCGAGATCGTGATGGTGTCGGACTTGTCTTGGCCGAGCCGGTCGACGTAGTCGACAGTCTTGTCGGCGTTGTACTGTACCTCTCCGGGCGTTGCTTCCTCGACGGTTCGGATCTTCTTCGCCTGTGAGGAGTGCGAGAACACGAACGTCAGGTTGGCCTCCAGCTGCTGAATGGTCCCTGCAGTGAGCTGGGGAACCGCGTCGATGGCTTCCTGGACGAGCGTGTCATCGGCGACGCCGTCGCGACGCTGGCCGCCCGGTGTCGGCTGGGCCTCTCGGGCAAGCCGTTCAAAGCTGTCGACGACGAGTTCGACTTCAGATCCGCCGCGCTCGATGTCTTTTAGCACGCCGCCGAAGGCATTCGTGCCGTCGTCCCCAACGAGGTAGACTTCGTCGATGTCCTCCTGCAGGGTTACATCGGTGGTTTCTCGGCGAAGTGTGAACAGCCGGGCCATGCCGGTTTTGCCGAACTTCCGGATGACCTCGTCAGCGCGGTGCTCGAGGATGTCCTCGGTCCCGTCCGGGTGTTCGACGCGGATCGAGGCCACTACTTCGTCACCTCCTGTTCAGCCTGGTACTTCGCGGTCGACTCCGCGCTCGCCTTCCCGATCTCGCGCTCGCCGACCTTGAGAGTGACATCGCCACCCATGTTGCCGACCTCGTCGGCGATCGTCCGGAGGTGTCCCTCCAGGCGCTGGATGTCCTCGCTTGTCGCTGCGTTGCGGTCGCGGCCCCCGTCACGGGAGCTCCTGCCACCGGTCATCTCACCGAGCCGGTCAAGTGGGATCACGGCCTCAGGGCCGGCCTCGCCGATGAGCGCGTTCGTCGGGCCCGTGACGACGCCTCCCTCCGCGAACGGCAGAACCCCATCGTTTCCGCCACCACCTCCACCACTGATATCAAGTCTGCTGGTGATGGCAGAGGCGTCGATTGTCGGCCAGTCTATCGCGTCGACGATCGAACCGCCATTGACGTTTGGCCAGCTTGGCTGGTCGAGCAGCGACCCAGTGTTGATGTTGGGCCAACTCGGCTGGCCGAGAAGTGAGCCGACATCAACCGAGGGCCAGGAGGGCATCTGGAGGAAAGAGCCCGTTCCAATGCGCGGCCAGTTAGCCATGTTGAGCAGATCCCCATCGGAGACACGTGGCCAGTCGGGGGACTGAAGAAGCGACTGGACATCAATGCGTGGCCAGTCCGGCGAGCCAAGAATGTCGTCAGTGCCGATATTCGGCCAGGATATACTCCCGATCATCGACGTTTCGGAAAGGTCAGGCCACCCCGGGAACGTTCCTGTGATGTCCGGCCATCCGGGGAATTCGGGGAGCGGGGGCCAACTGAAATTAGGGATATCTGGCCAGCCCGGGAAGTCAGGGATCGACGGCATGTCGGGGAGTTCGAGTTTGTCTATCTGCTCGCCGATCGCGCTCCCGACTCGACCGGCGATAGCCGTGCCGCCAAGCGCTCCGACGATCGCGCCGATGATTGCACCGCCAGTCCCGCCTGCAGCGGTCCCGACACCGGGAACCACGGAGCCGACTGCCGCGCCACCCGCACCCCCGGCCTTTGCACCAGCCCAACCGCCGGCGAGGAGCCCCCCAACAGATCCACCGACGCCCAGTGAGAACTCCCCGAGGCCGTCGTTCTGCGGGTCGACGCCAGTTAGTCCTTCGGCCGAGGCGACAGCGAGTCCCTTTTCGCTGACGTTCTTGTTGAAGTTCTTCGCCATCTCCAGCAGCGACTTCGCCATCGGCCGGAGCATGTCGCTGAGGAAGTTCCCGAATGGGCGGAAGAACAGCGACATGGCCTCCCCGAACAGGTTGCTCGTCGACTGGAGTGCCGGTGAGGCACTCATCAGCAGGTTTGCTGTCGTGCTCATCGCACCAAGCATCCCGACAGCTACGGCACCGCCGAGAGCGACTTTTGCGAGGCCGCCAGCACCGGCACCGGCAAGCGCTCCACCCGCCCCCACACCGCCTGCCCCACCATCGGCTTCCCTCCCGCCGCCGAGGCCGTCTAGAGCGCCTCCACCAGCACCATCGCTAAGTGCGCCGCCGAAGTCGAAGTCCTGCAGCGTCTCCTCGATAGTCCCGGTGTTGACATCTGGCTGGATCTCTTCGACCTCGTCGAGGTCGGCTTGGACATCCTGTTTGGCCTGGCGGCTTGCTCGCTGATCGACTTCGGGTTTCAAAAGCCCACGCAGGCCGATATCGAATTGCTGTGCCATGATTAGGTTTCTGTCGTTCCCTCGATGAGTTCGAGGCTGTACTCGCCGACCCGAGTCCGTCCTGCCTCCAGAACACTCTCGTACTTGTTGACCATCACGTCGAGTTCGTGGCCAGGAAACGCGGACTGATACGTGGCGATCGTGTCCTGGCCGATGAGCAACTTCATGTGGTCGTCGAACGCCTTCCGCTCGGACACTGTTCCAGTATGCTCTGCGCTGATCGTGATGGTTCGCACCGCCCCGGATTCGCTCGTGATGGTGTTCTGTTCAGCGCTCGATGCGTTGAGCATCTTGTCGGTGCCCAACTTCTGCCGTTTCTCCTCGCGGTACTGGATCGGGTGCTGGAGGTCGCGTCCGTCAAGCGTCCACGTCGACGACGGCGATGCGGGGTTCGTCGATGTCGTATTGTCGACCATGACCCCCTCGCCGATTCGATAGGCGAGGTCCCATTCGAGCTGCAGCTTCTCGCCGCTGCTCCGTGTCCACCCGAATGATTCCAATACGACATTCCGCTCCAAATCGCGCACGTCATGAGTGAGGGTGTAGCCCTGGCCCTGCTGGCCGTTGATTAAGGCCATCACCGTCTGGACCCACTCCGCAAGTGCAGTTACCGGGTCATTGCTGTAGCCGGTCTGGCGTGAGAGCCGGTTCCCAGTCACGATGCCGGTCGTCTCCTGGCTGTGGGCCTCGGTCATCCCCGACAGGTAGGCCTCATCGCTGTCGTACGTTGCCGACGGTGAGACATCGACCTCTCCTTCGCGTTCGTCGCGGTCTTCTTGAGCCTGCCAGAAGTCGATGGTCTGTGACCCGGTGTCGAGATGTAGGTTCGGCATGGAAACTCAGCCGCCTCCAAAGTCGATCTTGTCGATCGCTTTTAACACGCCATCGCGGACGGTGTTGACCTCTACCTCAGCAACGTGAGAGTGCTGCTCGGCCCACAGGACGACATCGCGCATCGGGATCTCGCTGGTCGGGCCGTGCCCACGTGCCATCAGCTCCGCTATGAGTTCTTGTAGTCTTCCAGCGCTTCCTGCGCCGATGTATTTCCCAAGTCTGCATCGACTCCCTGGGTGGTGTGCTCGTTGATCTTCTCGACGAGCCAGTTGCCCACTTTCCGTGGGAGGCTGGTGCTGAGGTCGTCCGGGGCCTCCGGCGGAGCGTCAACGCGGATCCGCTCCAGCATCTCAGTGATACCGAACACGCTCCCCGGGACTTTCTTCCCGCGTTTCTTGGCCTCTTCAGCCATCGCGGTCGAGCGCCCCTGAATATATAGACCGTCCTCTGCGGACGGCTCCTGAAACGTGAACTCGTAGCCTGACCAGCTGCCCGCCTGGTTCGGGTCGTTGAGGAACTCCTCGATGCGTTCTTTCTGTGTCTGCAGTTCAGCACGCTGTTCGCGGAGTTCGTAGAACTTCTCCTCGTAGTCGTCGGGGCACTCGGGGTCGTTAAAGCCCTTCTCAGGGAACTTGTCGTCGACTTTGTCGAGGAGCGTCTGTTCAGCCTCTTCGGTCTGTTCGATCTGGTCGGCCAGATCGTCCGGCGCCTCACTAAGGTCAACGGTGAACTTCTTGAGCATGAGTTACGATAGCGGTTTGATGGTGATCGTACCGGTCTCCTCGATGGCGATGTCGATGCTGACAACCTCGAACGTCTCAACATCATCCAGCTCATCAGGCCGATGTTCGCAGAGGGCGTCGTGGGCAGTGTCCAGCAAGTCGTGGTGTTGGCGGATGGTACTCTCCACCGTAATACCGTCGACCCGGTCGCCCTGGATTTTCTGGACGGACTCCTCCATACTTTGAAGGTCGGCCAGCTTCTGCGCGAGCGCTGAAGCGACTGGCCCGTCGTAGCCAACTTCGATGTCGATGTTCTCAGACATCTATGGCGCCGTGTCGACGTCGTTCTCTGCGGTCGCCGTGATACTGACCGGGCGGTTCGTGACGCTGTTCTCGATGTTGCTGTCGGGGTCGCCCGTCCCGTCGACGGAGAACTCGTTCGGGAACGCGTCGGTGAGGTCGTACTGGACGCTCTGCTTTGCCGACCCCGTCTTGCCGTTGTCCAGCAGGATGGTCATCGATTCCTTGGTGGGTGCCGACAGCGTCGACGAGCCGCCGAGGAAGCGGTCGATCGCGTCGTCAGAAGTATCGTCCCGCGTCTGGACGTGGTCGACCGTCAGCATCCGCGCCTTCGGCGAGTAGTCGACAGGCTCCTCGGCCCCCAGTTCGAGCGTCGGGTCGATGTTGTTCTGGATGCTCAGCGTGAGCGACTGGATTAGCCGCTGGGTTGTCCCGCCGATGGAGAGCTCACCGTTAGCGAACGTGAATACCTCGGCAGAGCGGGATGCCTGGGATTCCTGGGTGGACGGTTCGGCCTCTTCGAGGGAGGCGTAGGCTCCACTGAGTGAGACGGTGACGTTGCCGGGGACTTCGATGCTGATCGTTGCATCGGAGACGACGGCACCGCGGAGAAGCCAGTCCTCCCCGGACTTCGTGTTGCCCGTGACGATCTGCATCGAACGGGGCGCTTCGCCGCTGAACTCGTGGCTGTAGGGTTCAGACGATCCCGACGTCGTCGGGGCATCGATAACCGCCTTATTCCACCACGGGTTGCTGAAGACGAAGTCCGCCGTCCAGCTCCCGCTGAACTCCTGTTCGATCCACTCTTCTACATCGCGGGAATTCGGTTCGAAGAGTTCGACGGCGTTCCGTGACCCCTCGAACGCGGACAGGGTGCTGTCCTTGCCGAACGGCTTCGGCGTGGAGTCGTCAGGATCGCCTTTGAACCCGTCACTGCCGTCCTCCCAGTAGTAGACGAGCGTGCTGTTCGCGCCGGTCTGAATGGTCGGTTCGCTCATGATTGAGTCTCCGTGTCGCTGGTGTCAGTGTCGGTGTCGCTATCGTCGCTGCTGTCGTCGGTCTGGTTTCGGAGCTTCCGCGTGACCACGCCCTTGTGCCCGTCGAGCCAGGCCTCCAGCTCGTGGAGGCGGTACGGGATCGAGAGGCCGGTGGCCTGCTGGAGCTCGTCGCGATGCCGCTGGATCCAGTGCAGTCGGTGGTTGTTCGCCTCCCACTGCTCGAGCAAGTCGTCGGTCATCGGATGGGGTCAGTCAAGCAGGTCGCAGTTCGGGCAATCGCCGGTCTCGGTGCCTATTTCGTAGACGAGTTCCATCCCGCAGTCGGGGCAGTTCTCAGGGTGATCATCGTCATCCTCGCCAGCGTCGGTCTTACTGCCGACGCCGGCGTCAGCGGTCTCGGCGGACGGGGGCGTTGGGTGGTCCCGGTCCCCCGAACCGTCACCGCCGACGTCACCGGCCATCGACAGCAAAAACGACCCGGCGAGTTCGAGCATCTTCTGTGCGCCCTCCTGGTAGGCTTCCCACTCCTCCTCGGAGTAGCCGTCAGGTCGCTCAAGGCCGGGCTTCGTCATGGTGACGGCGGGTCAAGTTCCGATGCGCGCTGGTCGAGAGCTACCTCCCACGCCCCGCGGAAACGGTTTTTCGAGGTGATGTCCGTCTCGTCTCGCCAGGTCGTCGCCTCGATGATATCCCACTCCTTGTCACCCTTCCGGTAGAGCTCAAGGATCCGCTTTATCTCGCCCCGGAGACCGCCGTAGGCCTCGGCCTCGTTGTTCTCGTCGCGCCAGCCTTCAAAGCGAACGCGACCAGGCCGATTGACATCGGCCGGGTTGGGCGGCCGCTCACTGCTGCGGACGGTGACCGTGACGAACGAATTCACGGACTCGTGCTGGTAGCCGACATCCATCGCCTCGTGGATCTCGTCGCCCCCATCGGAGATGTTGACGTGGTCGGTCGTCCGGAAGCGGATGCTTGAGGTGTCCTCGTCAATGTCGATCTGGGGCTTCGGGACGGGGTGGACCCGCCCAGTGATGCCGGGAGAGTCGCCGTCAGCACCTTCGACCCACTCCCGAGAGAGGATGTACTCCATCCACTGCAGGGCACTCACTCGCCGAACACCTCCTTCCAGGAGTCGCTCAACCAGTGCAGTGCTGGGACGCCCGGATGCTCAACACTCTTGAAGAACACCGTCGGGAACGTCTCCTCGAAGCGCTCGCGGATCTCTGGCGGGGCGTCGGGCCATTCGAACGCCAGATACTCCGCGTTCTTCGCCTCGATCTCGTGTTCGTCGGCACCGAACTGGAGAATAGGCGCTGCGACGTGAGGAAACACGAAGGCCCAAGCCTCCTCGGCGTCGTCCCACTCCGGCGGGAGTGAGCTCTGTGCGATCGGGTAGACATCGAACTCGTGTTCATCGCCGCGTTGGTACAGCATCTCGATGGACTTCGAGTGCCACTCGTTCGCAGCTTCCTTCGTGGCGTCTTTCGCTACCGCTTCCATCTGGGCTTCGAAACTCTCCCCATCGCCAGATACGTCGGCCATTAGTCGTACCCCGAGTTTCCGTTGTAGCTCGCGACGGTACTGTTCCACTCCTGCTCCCACTCGTCGAGTTTCGCCCGGCGGTCGAACGCTTCCGAGCCCTCGACCAGCCAGTCGGTGTAGTCGTCGTAGATGACGAGCTCCCGAGCTGCCTTCGCTGCGATCGCCTCGCGGACGTCCATCGGGCAGTAGTGGATCACGGTCCCGGTGTCGTGAGACGTGTCCTCGGACAAGCGCAGCCCGCGGGACCGGATGGTGACTTCGTCGGCCGACTCGTCGACGGCCGAGATCTCGACGTACTCCGAACCGCCGACCAGCATGACCCCGCCGGTCTCTGGGAGACGGCTGGCGTTGGCGACAGACACCGTCTCCGTTGCTCCGGCAGACAGCGACGCTGACAGCGTCGTCTGCCCGGCCGAGATGTAGTCGCCGCCGGCGCCGAGCCGGTAGGACAGTCTGACGAACCGGTCGCGGTAGTTACGTAGCGCCGGAAGGTTGCCGCGGCCGGGCAGCGTGTAGAGCGTGAGCTTGCCCATCTCGTAGTCAGCCACCCACGAGGAGCCCTCACGGTTCGTGATGTCCGTCCAGGAGTCGCGGCCCGTCCGCCGCTCGATCATGTCCCCCTGCGAGGCGTCGAAGGGGATCACGTTGCGGTGGTCGAGGTAGACGTGGACTGGGAAGCCCGCGCCCTTCGCACTCTTGTACTTCGGCGCGTCGCCGCCGCCGACGCGGACGGGCCGCATGGGGGTCGCGTTGCGATCCCACTTCGATTCGACGCCCTCGAGGCGGGAGATGATGATCTCCTCGTCGTCGTGGCCGATGAACGCGTTGTTGTCCAGATCCGACTGCTGCATCGTCGGGTCGAACTTTCGCAACGCGTCCATCGGGAGCGCGTAGGTGAGGCGGGGCATCGGTTAGGATCAGTCCGTGTGGATCATCGCCAGACCGACGCGGTCACGGTGTTCGTAGACCTTCTGAACCGTGTCGAGCGAAGTGATCCCGGAGTTGTTGTTCAGCCAGGTCTGGATCGCCGACTCAGCGTCGCCCTTGTTCGCGTGGAACTCGATGACGTCGACGTCGTCGGACATCGGCTATCACCGCCGCCCTTCGACGCGGACCTTGACCTCGCCGACGTCCGTCTCCGAGCCGGGGTCGCTGCCGTCGGCGGTTGTGGCGAACTCGAACTGTCCGGCCGAGTGGTTCCAGAAGACCGTGTAGGTCGTCCCCTGAGTGTAGCCGACGATGGTGACGCTCTCGGGGTTCGAGAGGCCAGTGTTGGCCGCCGGGTCCCAGGGTTCGTTGTTCGCGTTGGTGAGCGAGTCGACCGTCACCGTGACGGTCTCGACTTCTAGGACGCCGCCGTTATCGGGCGCCATCAGTCGTCACCCCCACTTGCCGCTTCGAGAGCGTCGTGCACGGCCGATTCGTCCTTCTCGGCGAGGAACTCTGCCAGGTCGCTCTTGTCGGCACCGCGCAGCGAGAACTCGCTGGCGTCCTCGCGGGCTTCCTTCACGGCAGCCTTCAGCTGCGAGCGCGAGTAGTCCCCGACGAGCGAGGCGACACGGCCGTCGTCGGCCTGGTCATCGTCCTCGGCCGACTCTTCGATGCCGGCGATTTCTCGGAGCTGTGCCTCGACCGGGCCCGCCTGCATCGGGTCCTCGATCCCGAGGGCTTCGAACACCTCCTCCTGCAGGTCGAGGTCGGCACGCCGGCCGAACACGTTCTGCGGGAGGCGGTTCTTCGACAGGAGCGCCTCGGCGAACGCCCCGGCGTCGTCGGCGTAGACGAGGTCGAGGTCGTCCCGGTTCTCCAGGTACGCGAGCCCCTCGTCGGGGACCAGCGCGAAGTACCAGACGCCGTTGTTGAGCGGCGCGGTGCCGGGCCACTTGCCCTGGCTGGCGAGCGCCCCGCGCGTCGCGAGGCTGCTGTGCTCGCCGACGTAGCGGACCGCCACCAGTACGAGACCGCGGATGTCGCCGGACTCGAGCTGGTCGAAGTTCTGCTGGAGCGCGATCACGCCCATGGGTTACTCCTCCACGTCGCGGAGCTTGCCCATCGCGCTGAAGTCGCGGACCACGAGCTCGTGGTACATGGCGAACAGCGCCTCGTTCTTGAACTCGCCCGTTGCGAGCGGGTTGACCGGGGCGTCTGCACCCGCGCGCCAGACGTCGGGTGCGCGGTAGTTCTCGATGCTGATCTTCGGCTTGGCGTCCTCGTTCTCGCCACCGGTCTGGGCGAGCGACGGGTCCATCGCGTAGATGCGTTCGAGACTGTCGCTCGGGACAGTCTCGGCGACGACGACCGGCATCGAGTCCCAGTGGGAGATCTGGGCGTTGAAGTTCGCGCCCAGCCGGGACTCGGCATCGTTGACATCCTCGCGCGAGGGAGACTGAAGCGCGTCGGCGCGGAACTGCGAGTCGCGCAGGTCCGACATGACACGCGCCGTGTTGTAGCCCGTGACCAGAAACACGTTCTCGCGCTCGGCGCTGCCGTTCTGGACGTAGTTGTCGATGAACGTGTTGATGCGGTCAGCGGTCAGCTGCCGCAGCGTCCCACTGTTGTGGTCGACGTAGGCGTCGGCCCAGTTGGCCTCGTTGTCGCCGCCAGCACCGGTCGCCGAGCGGTCGATGTCGTAGACGTCCAGGTCACCGTCACTGAACGCGTCGCCGTTGGCGTCGACGCCGTTGGTCTCCTCGTCCTCCGAGGCGATCGCGCGGTCGATCGTCAGCAGGAGGTCGTCGTTGCTGTACTGCGGGGTATCGCCCGCCGTCGCACCGGTCGCGTTGACGGTGCGGGCCAGCGCATCCCGCTCGACCGAGCGGGTCATGTAGTCCCGCATGATGTCGATGAGCTCCTCGAGCCCGACGGTGTCGTGACCGAGGCGGCTCTCGATGTCGGCGATGAGGTCGCTCTCGATCGCCATCGAGGAGATCCGGACGTCAGCGGCGACGCGCCGAAGGTCGGCCGTGACAGCCGACGGGACCGAGCCACCGCCCGAGACGCCGCTGACGCTCGGCGGGTTGAAGATCGACCGGAAGGTCTTCGCCGGCGTGTCGCCAGGCGAGATGCTCTCCTCCCCGGTGCGGTCGACCGACGGGATGGCACCGAGGATGTTGTTCTTCATGTTGACCTGGTTGTACAGGACCAGGCCCGCGATGTCGTTGGCCAGACCGGTGGTGTCGGTACCGAAGGTGGCCTGCTGTTCGAGCTCGTCGAACAGGTCGGACCACATGCCTCGGGCGACGCTACCGGGGGTGTACTGCTGCTCGTAGAGATGCTGGGTGTGTGCGTGCATGTTAGTTACCTCCGTCGCCGCCGAAGGTCATGGACTCGACCACGGCGTCGACGTCTTCCTTGATGTCCGATTCGTCGCTCGCGCTGCCGCCCTCGGGGTCAGGCGTACCGCCGGTCTCCATCTGCTGGGTGACGTTGTCCGCCACCGTCTCCCCGATGTTCTCGACGGCGTCGTCGAGCTGCTGGGAGAGCTCGCCGAACCGCTCGTCGAACTCCTCCTGCGTGACGTACTCGACGTCCTCGCCGCCGTCGTCGGACTGGGTTTCGAGGTCGCCGAGGTGCTCCCCGACAGCCTCGCCGACGGCGTCGCTGACTTCCTGCTGGACGAGGTCGCGGACCTCCTCCTCACCGAGCCCGCCCTGCTGCTCGGGGGTCGTGTCCTCGCCTGGGTCGTCACCGCCGTCGCCGCCGGTCTCGGCCTGCTCCTCGGGTTCGGGGTCGTCCTCGTCCTCGTCCTCGGGGTCAGGGTCCTCACCCTCCTCGGCCGCGACGGCCGCTTCGAGTTCGTTGAACAGGGCGTGGACCTCTTCCACGTCCATCCCGAGTTCGTCGGCGACCTCGGCCGCGAGATCGTCGCGGTTCATCTCTTCCTGCTCGAGACGCTCGCCGATCTTTTCGAGGCGCTCTTCTGCCTGCTGTGCGATGTGCTCGGCGTCGCCGTCGTCGCCGACCACGTCCGCAGCAGCATCGTCGAGCGACTGCTCGCTCTGCTGTGCTACCTGGATCGTTTCCTCAACCAGCCCCTCCTGGGACTGGCTGAAGAGATGTCGAAAGATGCTCATTGTGAGTCGCTGTTCCAGAGTTCCACCGGGGTCCTCGGCCGTCCGACGACCAGTCGTGGGCCGCCGGGGTGTCGTGTCGGCGTCATCGGTCCCGGTCGCACCGCTACTTCCGAACAGGGCCTGGAACTCTGCCACACCGAAGTGCGAGCCCTTGTTCTTGATCAGTTCGTCCTCGCCGATCGTGACCGCGAGAAAGTCGACCTCCTTGGCGATCTTGCCCTTCTCGACGCGGTCGTACTCGCGGGTGTAGACCGTCACCGAGAAACCATCGAGGTGGCCGTAGTACGCTCCGAGGCGGGTCTCCTGCGCGATGACCGACCCCTCGGGAGCCCCACGGCCGTAGACGTTCGCGACGATCCACAGGGCGTCCTCCTCGGCCTCACCGCTCCCGTCGGGGAGTGGCTCGCCTTCCCGGACGACCTGCGTTTCGAGCGTGTCGCCGGCGTCGAACCGGAGCGTCTCGTCGTTGTCGAGGTGGACGGTCGTCGACTCGTCCAGCGTGTGCGACTCGAGGAACTCGCCGACTTTGACGTCGTCGTGACGCCGCGAGAGGTTGTCGAGCGCCAGCAGCTGATCCAGCTGCTCCTCCAGAGCATCCATCTCGATGTAGAGATGCTCCTCGCCGGGGCCGGGTTCGTTCCACTGCTCGATCGAGGCCTTGCCGAACAGGATGAACTCGTCGACGGTGACGACCTCGCGTTCCTCGTCGGTGAGGTTCTCCAGGTCGAACTGTGCGTCGGTCCGGACCGGGCCCTGTTCGAGCGGGCTAAACGAACCTCTCGCGGCTGTTTTCGTCGTGCTCATAAGCTACTGGTCGTGGTGAAAACTGCGCTACTCGGACTGGCTCTGACTGTCGGTAGGGGCCGCACTGCCCTCCCCATCGACAACTTCGACGTCGACGTTGTACCGCTCGCCGATCGCGTCGAGTGCTTCCTGCGACAGGCCGATGATCACTGCCTGCTGGTGGGGAGCATCCTCGTCCGCGCAGTCAGCGCAGACCATCGACCCCTCCATCCGGCTGGGTGCCCCGCAGCTCCGGCACTCGTCCGGGAGCTCCTGCTCGACGATCGCCGCCTGCAGGATCTCCGCCAGCATCTCCTCGGGGTGTGCATCCGCGGCCTGGAGGAGCCTACCCAGATCGAGGTCGTCGAACTCCTCGGCTTGGCCTTCGACCTGGCGTTTGATCGTCGCGCAGTACGCCTCGGGGTCGTCCTTGTCGCTGTGGGCGCGGACGCACGCCTCGAAGTCGTCGTAGTCTGCGAAAGGCATAGGTGTCAGTCGAAGTGCTCGACGAACGTGTCCCGCTCGCCCCAGTGGACGGACCACTCCGCCCCGCCGAACTCGGGGTAGTGCTCCTCACGCTTCTCCTTGACCAGCTCTTTCAGTTCGTCAAGCGGGCGGGGTTCGCCGCCGTACTGCGGGTTTGTCTCGCGGAGGAGCTCCCAGCAGGCGTCGGTCTTGTCGTCATCCGCCGGGCCGACCCACTTGAACAGCCGGTCGTCCGTATCACCCTGACGCTGGTAGCCCTGCTCGCGAGCCTCGTTGAGCACGTTCGTCAGCTGCGTCTCAAGCGTGTCCGCGGCCTGCTGCTCGCTGATCTTGAACCGGTCGGCGAAGTCCTTGATGAGTGAGCGCCGGGACCAGCCCTGGGGCTGATCCAGCTTCTCCTCGAAGAACCGCTTGACCGCCTCCCCGGTGACGTTTGGTGCGTCGTACTCGCCACGGTAGATCGAGCCCGCGGTGAGCGCCTGTTCGATGAGCTCCTGAACGAACTGGGGCATGTCACCGTCGTCGGTCCAGAACGGCTGTCGGGCCTGCTGGTCCAGACCGAGCGGGTCATCCTCACCCCAGACGAGTTCCCGCTGCATCGCTTCGAGCTGGCGAACGGCAGCGTCGATGTCGTCACCACCGTCCTGGTGTTCGGCGCGGACGTTCGGCGGCTCGATGTCTGTCGGGGCGTCCCCGCCGTTTCCGTTGCCGTTGCCGGTCGGGGAGTTCTCGCCTGGCGGGCCCCGTTCCGGCTCGCGGACGCCGTCGGTGTCCTGGACCTCCAGCTGCCCGTCGTCGATGGAGTAGGCGAGCCCGTTCTGCTCCGCGATCGCGGTCGCCCGGACGGTGTCCAGCGTCGACGTCTCCTCTTCGGGGGCCTCGGGCGGGACGAACCGGATGTCCCAGTCGTCGAAGCCCAGCGAGTCCATCAGCTTCCGCAGCGGACCCTCCATCAGGTCCTGGTGGGTTGTCGCCTTGTCCCGGTCGTTGATCGTCAGTTGCAGGCCCTCGTTGTTCAGGCCCCCTGCGTCGGAGAGCTCGGAGTCCTGCGCGTCAACGAGCCCGTACCGGGAGCGGATGTCGGACTTGTAGTCCTGCTTCAGCTGGTCGGACTGGCCGAGGATCTCGTCCGACATCAGGTCGATCACCTGCGCCGTGTCCGACGAGGAGTCCGCGCCCGGCGGCACCTCGTTGTACAGGAACCCCTGCGCGTAGGCGTCCTCGTCGGCCTCGTCCTGCGCCTGGTCCAGCTGTTTCTCGACCGCCTGCTTGTTCGACGTGTGGAGGATGACAACCCGGCCGGGGTAGCGGTTCGTATTCTCCTGGTCGTAGTAGCCGCCGGCGTACAGGTCCATCCAGTGGAGGATGGCCTGCTTGAGCCACAGCGAGTCCAGCGGGGAGAGAGCGTCCTTCCCCGCGAGACGTGGCTCGAACGCCGCGTAGTCGATGACCTCGTCGTCGAAGTACACCTTCTGCGGCTCGGTGTCGCTGACCTTCTCGACCTCGGCGTAGTGCACCTCGCGGAGCTCGACGCCGTGTTCCTCGCAGCGTCCGGGTTGGCGCTGCATCGTTTCGACGCGGTCGTCGCAGACGGGGCACGCCCACCACCAGTTCCCGATCCGGCCGTTCTCGTCTACGACCGGCTTCAGCCGCTTTGGGTCCGCCCGGACGAGTTCGAGCGGGTCCTCCTGGACGGTGCCACGCTCGATGACCGTCTCGCCGCCGATCTCGACCGTTTGCTTGTCCCAGTAGGTGTACTGCTTCTTGACGATGTGCGTCCAGATGCCGAGCCGGCCGGCGTCCCGGGCGAGGAACTTGTACAGCTGCCGGAGGGACTGCCCCTCGCGGTTCACCTGCCGGAAGAACTGCTTCGCCCGCGTTCGCTGCTTGGGCGACGGCTCCCGTAGATCCGAGCAGTCGCAGTGACTGCAGACGTCAACCTCGTTGTCGAACTCCGCGCCGCAGTCCTTGCACTTGCAGGTGTACCGCGGCGTGAGGATGGGGAACTTGTTCCGGTAGAGCTCGCCAGCCCGCTTGGCGTTGGCCTTCGAGATCTCCATCCCGTGCAGGCCGACCGCTTCGAGCGCGACCGGGCCCAGCGAGGACATGAACTCGTTGGCACGCTTGATGACACCACCGTCTTCGACTTCGCCGGAGACGGGGTCGTCCGTCGTGGAGTCCGGTTCGGGGTCGGTCTGGCTGGAGAGATCTTTGAGCGCTGCCTGCTGCGCCAACTGTTCGCCGTAACCGATGTACACTGCCCCGCCCTCTGGGTCGTCGACCTTGAGCGCCGAGGCATCTGTTACCATACTTAAAACACCTCACTGAGACCGTGTTTCGAGCGGGACAGCGTCCCGTCGGACTGCAGGTTCCGGAGCGCGATCTCGATCGCGTCGAGGCGGTCGTCGTGAGCCGCCGAGGGGAACCCGCACCACTCCTTGGCGATAAACTGCTGCCAGTCGTTCATCGCCCACTCCAAGAGCCGGACCTTGCCGCGCTCGAACGGCGACGACATGTCGATGATCCGCTGTTCCTTGTCGCCCGTCGACGACGTCTTCTCCACCAGCAGCCCCTCGTCGCGAGCGTCCTGGACGAACCAGCGCTGGGCCTGGTTGCTCTCGACGAGCACGCGGTTGACCGTGGTGCCGAACTCGTGTTCGACCGCGGTGAGCTTGTTCTGCACCCAGCGGATCGCGCGGTTCTTCGTCATCCCGCGCTTGCGCTGCAGGTCGACCACGTAGGCCTGGTCGGTCGTCGGATCCTGCGCGATAGTGGCGAGCGCCCAGTAGTCCGTGTCGTTCCGCGCGGCTTTTTCTGGGTCTGCCTCGACGCCGATGTCCAGTCCCGAGTAGAACCGCAGCGACCGGTCGGGGAGTTCGTCGACGAACTGCAGCATGTCGTCCGACAGGATCTGGCCCTCCATCGCGCCGGGGTCGTTCTGGTTCTCACGCTGCCAGACGAGTGTCCCCTCCTCCCGACCGTAGCCGACGACCATGTCCTTGATCAGCGACTCGGCGGGGGCCCACTCTGGCCAGAGGACGTCGACGTCCTGCTCCACGTTGACCGCGACCACGGTCTCGTTCTCCGCGTCGATCGCAGCCGTGTCGGTCGCGGCGTACCAGTGCTCATCGCCGGTGTCCTGGTGGCGCGTCTTGAGTTCGTACTCACCGTTCTCGATGACGTGCCAGTACTCGTCCGGGATGGCCTGCTCGACGCGCGTGTCCCATCCGATGCTGCTGATGAGCTGGGAGTAGAGGTCCTCGCGGTGTTTCCGCGTCCCCAACACGAGGAACGCCGAGTCGCCCTGCTTGCTGTCGAGGTTGAGGAAGTCCTGGAACTTCTCCCACGCCACCTTACGCCGGTGCGCGGTCCGCTGTGTGTCGTACTCGACGACGTCGTCGAAGATGAGCAGGTCGTAGTGCCCGCCAGTGACACCAGTCTTGAACCCAGCCGCCTGAATGGTCGGCTCCTCGTACGTCGCGTCGCGCTCCAGTTGGAGCTGGGTGTCGTTGTCGGTGACGACCTGCCGACCGAACCGGGGGGCCAACTGGTTGATGTGCTCGGCGATCTCCGACAGCTTGTCCGCGGCCTTGTCCGCGTTGATGGACATCAGCAGGATGCGGATGTTCGGATCCCGGAGCGCCGCCCACGTCGGGATGACGACCGTCCCGGCCTCGGTCTTGCCGTGTTCGCGGGGCATCAACCGGGCCAGGTGCCGCGGCGCTTCAGGGTAGTCGGGTGTGATCGCCCGGTACACGGCGCCGTAGATCTCCCGCAGGTGCGCCGGCGGTGCGAGGCCGAAGTCGAAGCAGGCGATCGACATCGGGAGCGGGTGAGCGAGCGGGTCCTCGCGGACCAGGCGCTCCAGTGTCTCCCGCGATGCCGAACTCGTGCTCATGAGTCCTTCCCGGTCAGCTGGTCAAGATGCTCGCGCTCCTGTTCGGACAGCTCCCGCGTGGCATCGACGTCGATGTTGCCCTCGAACTTCTCTGGGGCCGCCTCGATCACGCCGAACTCCGACGCCCACTGCCGCGCCTCGCGGAGGAACCGGTCGTCGCCGCTGCGGAGGTACTTCGCGTAGGCCTCTTTGACGACGTCCTTAGCGAACTGCTGAGCGTTCTCGTCGAAGTCCAGCGCCTGGATCGCCTCCTGCTCGCGTTCGTTGAGCCCGTCGGTGAGGAAGTCCTGGAACTTCGAGTAGCCGCCGTGCTTGTAGTTGCCGTTGTTCTCCCCGCGGTTGTTCGCTGCACCGCCGTGGTGCTTGCACCGGCCCCGACCGACGTGGTCCGTCCCGCGGCCGGGCGTCGCCTGGCAGTAGCCCTGAAAGACGCCGCCAGACGTCTTCTTCCCCATACAGTTCTCATCGGTCGGATCGACAGTCGGCACGTCATCTGACGACTCACCGATGAGTTCCTCTTCGTTGACGTTCATGGAGTGTCCGTGGCGGTGTGGGGGTTCATGGTGTGTTCACAGTGTGTTCACGACGCCGTCCGGCAGTGAGTTACCGCGGCGGGCCTGAGCGGCTGGGGCCGGACGGTCCAGAGCGGCGGACGCCTCGGGGTTCCTTCGGTGAGTCGGTGTCGCGGCCGTGCTCGCCGCCGAGGTGGCAGCGCTTGCACCGTTTCCGGAGGTTCGATGGGTGGCCGTTGCCGGGATCCTCGTCGTTGTGGTGGACGTCGGCTCGCTCGGCGTCGTCGAACGAGCGGCCGCAGCTGGGACAGCGCTTGCCGGCACGGTCGGACCAGACGCGGTCGCGGTGGCGGTCGCGGGAAGGTTGGGCGTTGTCAGCGGCCATGTTCAAGAAGGAGCTTGCGGGTGCAGTCGGGGCAGAGTGTGATGAGGTCGCCGGGTTCGAAGCCGAACTCTTTGAGGTCGCCGCCGATCCGCTTCGTGTTGAACCACTGCTCGTTGAACTCGCCGGTCAGAGCGGGGCGTTCGTCTTTCGGGACGCCGTCGCAGAACCCGTCGCAGCTGTACTGGTAGGTCATGAATAGGTCGTGTGTTCAGCGTCCCCGCAGGCGGTTTTCGAGCTCGTCGGCGGTCTTTCGCGACGCTTGGGCGACGATGTCGTCGATGTGCTCCTCAGTGAGAACATCGTCCGGGAGACCGTCCGCGCCCTCCGCACCGCCGTCTTCGTGGACCTGAACCAGCCGTTCGAGCAGGTCGTTGAACGACTCGTCGACGCCCTTCTGCGCTTTGAGGAGTGAGTAGACGTGCTCACTGACGGAGATGGTCTTGCGGGACATGGTCAGTCGTGGAGGGTCAGCTTGTAGTCGACCGTGCCGTAGCGGCAGTCCGGACAGCGACCGTCGTCGGTCGTGCCGGTCCACCCACACAGCGGGCAGCGGTCGGTGGCCAGCGTCTCTGTCTCGCCGTCAGACATCAGGCCCACTCCCGGAGGTCAACGGGCGTATCGCAGTGCAACCAGGCGTCCCCAGTCGTCGAAGCGGGGTCGTAAAGCATCAGCGAGCCCGCGCCAGGGATGAACACAGCCGGTGGGTAGTCACCAGAGACCGTCGTCTGATGCCGCAACCCCGTTGGGTCGTCCGTGGTCATGGGTGGTAGTTTCGCGTGTCGATGGGGAACACCGTGGTCACGCCCTCGTCGCTCACGCCGTGGGCCGTCGCGACGCCCTGCTCACCGCCGTCGACGCGCTCGCCCAGTCGCTCGACGAACTCGCCGGCGGGCTTGGGTGACGGGCTGAACAGCACCGGCGGGCCGTCCCAGGGAACACGGCCGGAGACGTGGTGGTGGCCGGCGTAGGCGACGTCGAACTCGTGCTCTCGGAGCGTCGCGAGCCACTCCTTTTTGCGGGCACTCGTTTCAGCCTGGGGGCGTCGGTGTTGCCCGTGTCGGAGGTGGCCGCGGAGTTCGCCACCGCGCAGCTCGAAGTTCCGGTAGGCGGCCGCCTGCCCGATGCGGAACCGGACGTTGTGGAGGATGTCGCCGTGTTGCTGGAGTTGCGCGACGGCGTTCCGGAGGTGCTTGTAGAGTACGAGGTCGGCGTTGGCCTGCCGGGAGGTGCCGCTCGCGCGGTGTTGGCCGTGGTTGCCGACCTGGCAGACGACCTGAACCGTCGGGAACCGATCGGCGAACGCCTTGAGTTGCCGGAGGAGCGGCGAGACGAGGGCGTCGTGTTGCTCATCGAGCCACGCGTCGAGGTCCTCGAACTGCCCCTCGTAGATGCCCTCGTTGGTCACCATGTCGCCACCCCACAGCAGGTGGGCGGCGTCGTACGTCGACGCGTGTTTCTCGGCGAGCGCGAGTGCCTGCTCGGTGATGTAGTCGATGACCGAGGGGATCTGCGCTGTCTCGTAGACGACCGTGCCGTCGTCCCGGCGGACGCGGTCGCCGGCGTGCAGATCCGTCAGGTGCAGCACCCAGTCCTCGTTACCGGCGGTCGCCTCCAGGCTGGCGTCCGGCGTCTGCAGGCCCTTGAACTCGCGGACCAGCTCGTTGTGCCGGAGCTCCCACCAACGGTTCGCCTTCCGCGTTCGGGTGCCGGTGTGCTCGCTTGACCGGAGGACGTGGTCGCCCTCGATGGCCACCAGCTCGGCAGACTCGTCGATGTAGACCTGCCAGCCCTCCCTCACCAGGTCTCGGAGATGCTGGTTGACAACCGTCTCGCGGTCCCCGAGTTCGTCCGCGAGCTCGTCGACCCTCGCGCCGGTCTGCAGCTCCCGGACGACGAACTCCTCGCGTTCGGTGAGGTCGCTCGGGTCCGGGTCAGTACCCTGCTCGACATCCGAGAGATCCGGAAGGTCCGGTTCGGCGTCGACGCCATCGGCCTCGTGCCGCCACTCGCCGTCCTCATGGACGATGTCGTGGCCTGGCTTCTCGCGGATACGCTCTATTCGGGACTGAACGGTCGTCTTCTTGATGTCGAGCTCGTCGGCGAGGTCAGCCATCGACTGCTCGGTTGGGAGCAGATCGACCAGATCCCGCTGGGCGTTGCCCAAGTCCGCAGTGTTACCTGTCATCAGTGTCGAGGCGGCGGAGCAGTTCGTGGTGGAACGCGATCGCAGTGGTCTTGCCACCGGCGCGGTACCGCACGTCGGGGGAACCGTCGGCCTCTTGGTGCATGATCCTGGTCAGTCGTCGTTGGTCTGTGTCTGCTGCTTGGCTTCGGCGATGGCCTGGACGAGGGCGGCCCACTCCGCCATGTCGACGCCGTTGTATGCGCCCAAGATGACAAGCCCGACCGTCCCGAACCACTGGGGATAGCCTTTCCAGAGGCCGTAGAGTGTGATCGCGATGACCCCCAGATTGACGACTACCGAGCGGATGATCTTCAGCGTCTTGAGCATCTGGAAGTCACCACCGTCCTTGGAGTAGGCGATGTAGTCGTCGACGAGCGCGTCGAGACAGTACCACGGCCGATCCGTGCGAGGTCGTGAAGATGTGTGTTGTGCAGTCATGCATTTTTCAGTTCGATGGCCAGATCGTCGGCGGCCAGCCGGCGTCCGAGGTCAACGTCGAGTGTGCGACCGCGGTAGTGGTCGCGCCAGCTATCCGGCCGCCAGGGGTTCGCCTCCTCGTGGGCCGTGACGATCGTCCGTTCGACTTCCTCGAGCTCGCCGATGACCGGGATCATGTCTGGCTCGACGGTATCGGCGAACAGTGTCACGTGGACCTGCCGCGGTCGCAGCCACTCGGGAGCTCCGGCGAACGGTTTCGCGCCATGAAAACGGGCCCGCGAGGCGATCTCCGTGCGCCCAGCCCAGTCTGTCTTGAGCCCGGCGAGGGGCTGCGGTTGGTAGCCCGCTTCGGCCAGGTCTTCGAGGACCTGCGCCGGGGGAACGTCGACCGTCGCGACGTGCTCCGCGCGGGTTGCCCGGTTGGTCGCGTAGAGGCCCTCGTCGACGTTGCGGAGGGTGCGGTCCAATAGCGGGATGGCCACCCGCCGGATGGGAGACCAGAACCGGGACCGGTCGTTGAACCAGCGCTCGCCGGCGTGGGCTCGGGCAGCGACGAGCAGTGCAACGACTGCCGCGCCGGCGAGCCAGGCGATGTCGGGTAGCATGGTGAATCGTGTACTGAAAGGGGGCGAAGGTCGCCGGGCCGGGTTGGACCGGGCCGCCGTCTCCAGATGCCCGCTCCCGCGTTGTCCGCGGGGCCACGGGCGACGGCGGCGCTCCCGACGTGGGCTGGACGATGGTAGGACTCGGTGGGGTGGAAGCCGAAGGTGCGTTCACTATCGTGGGAGCACGCGTGTGCACAGGTCGCGACGTTGTCAGATGGTTTGTGGAACCACCGTCCAGAAACGGTCAGCCATCTCGCCGCCGTCGACCACCCTGTTCGGGCGGCCCGGACGTCATCGATGTGTCGGTGTCAGGTCAGCCCTGCGGCTTCCCTTCTTCAAGGAACTGCTGGATATCCGCCAGCTCGGACGGTGACCAGCGGCCAGACTCACGCGCGCGGTCCTCGTCGATGGCGATCGGGTGGCCGGTGACGACCTCGCCCGCCGCCACGTTGACGACGATGCGGTATTCGACGCCGCCGATATCGGCCTCCAGGAGGAACTTCGCCCGACCGTCGCGACGGGCGTTGCCCTCCGTGATGCACGTCTCGACGATGTCGCCGTCGAGGTGGCGCTTGGGCTCAGAGAACTGCTGCCCGAAGTGGATGCTTGGCCGGTAGGCCGACGGCTTTCGGGGGATGCTGGGGGAGTCGGTGCTCATCGGAAACGGGTGTATTCAGCGTGTGTTCACGTCAGAGAACGAGTGCCTGAGCGAGGGCGTCTTCGTGGGATGCGCCCTCGATCAGCGCGTCGAAGTGGGCGTCGCGGCGGAGTCGCTCGTCGGTCTTACCCTCGGCGCGGAGCTCCGCGGTGGCCTCCTGCAGGTTGTGGGCGACCTCGATGGCCCAACGGCTGCGTAGCGTCGGGTCGGCATCGCGATGGTCGGTCGCCCCGCAGCTGCAGGTCACGCCGTTGCCGACGCGGTCGGCCAGGAGCCGGTCTTCGGCCTCGGGGTGGATGTGTCCGCGTCGGGGATCATCGACGACGTCGAGCGAGATTTCGCCGTGGTCGGCGTGCTCGGTCGCGTACTCGTAGCCGACCAGCACGTCTTTGGCGACGTTGGGGACCGCGTCGTGCCGGCACGGGCCGACGACCAGTGTGACATCTTCGGGGGGCCGCTCCACGGTCTTGAGTCGCCGCCCGCAACTGAAGCAGAACCGATGGTCGTGCCGGAGTTTGTTTAGCAGTGTCTCCGCCCGGTCGCGACGCTCACACTCCTCCGAGCACATCGCGTCGTTGAAGAAGTCGTGGGCGGCGTGGTCCGCCTCGCAGAAGTCGCACTCCCAGGTCTCGTCGGTTTCCCGGTGCTGGTCAGGCTGCTGCAGGGGGCGAGTTGTGGACATAGTGGTGGCTGGAAAACGACCGTCGCTCCCAACGACGGCCAGTGAACAAGGTTGACCGCGGTGCTATCTCGTTCCTATCACGGCCGCGAACGCTCTTCAAGCCCGCGTTAGGTGGTCAATCTGTCCATATCTGGTACCATATTTGACGCCTTGGGTGGTCCGGGTCGGGCCGGTGGTCGACGAGTTCCTCGTCCTGGAGGCAGTTGAGCGCGCGCCGGACCGTGCGCTCACCCAGCTGCGTCGCCGCCTGCAGTTCCTCGCGCGTCATGCCCTGGTCGCCCTCGTGCAGCAACGTCTTGAACACGAGCCGAGTGCTCGGCGGGGTTTCGGCGAGGCGGCGCGCCGGGGCGTCGGGAGAGTCGGACATGGTTACCACTCCCCCGCTCGGTTGAGGACCTCGTCCTGCGTCGCGATGCGCCAGCCCGCTGGGTCGTCGGAGCAGCCACACTGATGCGGGTTGTTGTCGGCGCTCTTTTCGATGTAGACCGGTTGCCGACAGCGGTTGCACAGCAGCAGCGGGCGGTCGTCCTCGTCGTCGGTCATCGGGATCCCCTCCGTTTCCTGGCGCGCCGGTCGGCGATGTCGCCCTTCCGTGTGTTCGTCCCGCCGTTGTCGAGACGGGAGTAGTAGCACCTCCCGCAGATCTCGCCCCAGGAGCGTGTCGTCCACAGCTGGGCGTGCTCCTGGCAATCGGTGCACGGCCGCTCGTCCTGCGTCCGGACGATCTCCGCGTCGACCTTGCGATGCCAGATGACCAGGACGCGGTCGGCGTAGTCCGGCGCACCGCGGTTCGCCGCGTCTTTGGCCTCGTCGAGGGCGACCTCATGGGGGGCGGGCATCTACAGCATCACCTCTAGGAGGCCAGCTATTCTGTCACTCATGTCCGATCACCGCCTGTCGATCCTTGTCGCCGGCGTACTCGTCGAAACCGAAGGTCCGGAACGAGTGACACCGGATGCACTTGTCCATGTCCCCGCCCAGGTCAGCGTAACAACAGTCCTCGTCGCGCCAGTAGCGCCACTCGTCTGCGTTCCGAACAGCAGGGCAGCGAGGCGTTTCGTGGTAGGTCATCGACCGCGTGTCGACCCGCAGCGGGCCGCCGCCCTGCCAGCGCTCGCGACGCTGCCAGCACTCCGAACAGAGTCCGTCGCGACTATTCACGTCACCGGCGAGGCCGCACCCAATGCAGACCGGGATATCTCCGAGGTGCCGCACGCCTTTACTCGGCATCTTGCTCACCACCACGGCCTGTTTCCGTGCTCACGTAACGCTCCGGGGCGCTCATCCCGTGGAACAGGACTTTCTCATCAGATTGCCCGAGTTCTTGGAAGTGCTTCTCACAGACTGGCGTACCGTCTTCAGCGAGCTTTCGGTCCTCGGGCCATGTCGCCCACAGTTCTGCGAGATTGTCGCAGTCCTCGGTGTGCTGGCACCGAACTCGTCGGTACTGGGTTCGTTCAGTATCGCTTCTTGGCTGGTCGTTCATCCAGCAGCACCTCCCTGGGCCGCTGCCTGAAGCGGCGTCTGTTCGATGGTCGCCCCGAACTCCACGGGATCAGGCCGCTCTCGGTTGATTACGCTCGACACGTCCAGCGCCGCCTCGAGGACATCAACCCACGGGTCCAGCCACCCCCAGGCCTCCAGCAGCCTAGCGAGATCGGGGAAGCCGTGTTCGTCCAAGTCAAGCCACGCCCCGCAGATCGGGTCATCGGGATCACCCCAGCGCTGGGGATCGTCGACGAGCGCCTCGGCGAGGCGGTGGCACACGTCGCGAACCAGCACGTCGTCACCGGCGATGGGCAACGGGGCGACATCCTCGAGACGGCCGTCGTCGGTGTGGAACGGTAGCGGGAAACGAAGTCCGTCCTCAGTCTCCTGCAGGAGACCGAGCGCTGCCATGCGGTCGCGGTGCCTGTAGAACGTCGACCGGCCCACGTCAGCCCGGTCGATGACCTCCGTCGGGGACAGTGCCCGCTCGGCACAGAGCAGCGTCGCGACGATCTTCCCGACGACCTGGCCCTCGTGAGGAACCAGCCGGTCGGGGCCGAGCCCGGCCAGGGCGTAGCGCACCTCGTCGAGGCGGATCTCTCGGGGCTGGTCCTCTGCCGAGAGCCACCGCAGCGCTTCCGCCGCGTCGTATGGCGTCCCGGTCAGCAGGCAGATGACCGACACCGCTTCGCGTGATGGCCGGAGGTTGACGGCCTCGCACATCATGTCGACGGCGTCGGCGAACGCCTGGCGGTCGGTCGTCGTATGGACGTCCACGCCGACGGCGACCTCGGGGGCGTCCTCCCGGACCGGGGCGGGGGAGGACACCGCGTCGCGGAGGTCCTCAACGAACGCGTCCTGCTTGCTGTTGAACGGGCCGGTCAGGACGAACGAGCCGATGAGTTCGCCGTGGGGATCCGCCGCGTCTACCTCCGGGGGAATGGCTTGGTCGACCTTATCGTCGCGGTCGTCGAACAGCATCCGGTAGAGCGCCGCCTGCTCGTACTTCGAGGCGATCGCCGTTCCCTTCGCGACGGTTGTCGTAAGCATCTCCCACCGGTCGCTGTCCCAGTACGACGTGAACTTCGGGAGCCGAACCTCGCGGACCAGATCGATATCAGCGAGGTCCAGAACGTGGGTCATCGTCCCGGCGAGGCCGAGCGCTTCCCGAAGGATCGTCCCCCGGAAGCGGTCCTCGTCTTCGTAGTCACCGCTGCGGTACTTGGTCGTGAGGTCCTCCAGATGGTTCCGCGCTTCCTGCAGTTCGTCGACGTAGTCGGCCGCGGTCTCGACAGTATCGGGAAGGTGGCCGAGGCAACGTGATCCGCGGAGAATCTCGCGATGCTCCTCGAACAGGTCCGCGAAGTCGTGGTCCGCTGATTCCAAACGGTCTTCGGTGAGGGCGTACTCGAACATCCGCCAGCTGGTTAACGCTCGGGCAATCGACACCCACCACTGCATAGGGTTGGCGAACTCCGCCGACACCACGACGCGGTCCGCCCGCCAGTCGTGGAAGAACGCCGCCTGCCGGTAGTCCTGAACCTCTTCAACCGGGCGCTCAACCACCGCGATGCCGTTCTCGGGGGCTGAAGCAGCCGCCCCAGCGGCATGGGCCCGACCCAGCGGCTGGACAGGGGCCGCGCCGGTCCCCTTCCGCCGGGGGTCCTCTCCCCCCTCCCGTGTGCGCGTGATTACACGGCCATGGTCTGACGAATCGAACGGCTCGCTAACGAAGTCCGATAGGTCACGCTGTCGGGTGGTTTGCTCGTTGAGAACGTCGAGGAACTCGCTGCCGGCTGGTGTGAGCTCGACCTGCTTGTTCCCCCGGCGGCCGAACGTCTCGACCAGGCCCAGGTCCGTCAGCGACTTGTCCGATGTGCTGGCCCCACTCGTGACGATCTGCCGGATCCGGCTGGCGTCAACCTCGTGTAGCGACGCCAACGCGTGGTAGCTCAGGGTCTCGCTGGGCTCGTCGGCAAGGCCGCGAAGGACCTTGACCTTGCGCGAGTCGGGGGCGAGCACGTCACCATCGGCGACGAGTTGCTGGACATCCACACCCGGTGGTTCTCGGGGGGTTGGATCCACGGGATCACTAACACTCGCGGGGAGCAGATCCCGGTGTTTGCTCCACAGCTTGGCACGGGTCAACCGCCGCGCGGCGAGCGTCACGTCGAACGTCTCGGCCAGCTGCACGAACCACTCGACGAGCCGCCGAGGGTCGTTGGCTTCCTCGAGCGCGTCGCCGACGTGGATCACCAGCGAGGGCTCGACGTCGGCGAGCCGGAGCAGCGCCAACGGCCCCGTGTGGATGTCGTCGACCGCCGTCGGGATACCAAACGGCCGCCCCAGCCCGAGCGACCGGGTGGTCCGGAGCGCGTCCCAGAACGCGTCGCTGCTCTGGTCGTCAGTGAGCGACTCGGCCACGGTCTCGTAGAGCCCGTCGAGGCCGGTGACTTCCCCCCCGATGGTCTCGTAGAACTCGGCCTTTGTCCGGCCAGTGGCGAGCGTCCGTGCCGCCGTGACGAGGTACTCCGGGAACTGCGTCTCGTCGAACAGCTGCCGCCAGGTGCCGGTCACGGTATCGGTGGCGCGCACGCGGAGGTCAGCGTTGGCCGGGGGCTCGCCGGTCATGGTCAGTCCCGTCATGCACGGACCTCCGGCTCATCGGCCATCGCGAGCGTCGTCGGTGGGGTTGCACACATCTCTCTCGGGGTGTCGATAGCCGGACCCACGAGGCGGTGCGCAGAGCTACCGCTCTTGGCGTCCGGTAAGCTTAAGGCCACCCGCGACACAGAACCAGATATCTCACCACCTGGCTCCACAACCGCGAGCGACGGCTGTGCCGTGCGGGGTATCCCCCGCGTTCTTTTTACTCGTGCTTGACTGTCGGTGACATTGGAGCGACGGGTTAAAAAGCCACGCGTCTGACGCACGTCAGATCACCCCCGTGTCTGCAAGCGCGTACAGGAGAGTAGTCCCGAAGATCAGGACGAGCAACGCGAGGGCCAGCAACCAGACCCCAGCGAACTTAGTCATCGGCCGATCCCTCCGTCGACGTTGAGTAGAATTGCCGCCAGCTGTCGTCGCCCTGGTCCTGCTCGTCGGAGGTGAGATCGTCCGGGTCGGCTTTCATCGCCGCTCGGTAGTAAGGCTTTTTGGAGTGGCTCCACAGCTCAAGCTCGTTGAGTCGCTCCCGAACCTCGTCACGCGTCATGGACTCCCGGCCGTAGCCCTCGCGGGTGGCGGTCTTGACGCGCTTGTGCGTTTGCTTCAGGTTGAGGTCGCGCTCGACGTAGAGTTCCTCGAGCAGTTCGTCGACGGTGTCGGGCCGGGTTGCCATCGACCGCTGGGACTCGTACCAGCAGCCGGGCGTGCAGAACTGCTGCTCCCGGTGTGATGAGTCTGGCCGAAACCGAAGACCACAGCCCTTGCAAGTGCGGAGACTCGGCGGGTCTGCCTGTTCGGTGAGGTACTCCCGGTGGCAAGATGTCGAGCAGAACTCTCGGTCCTCGTACTCCGGTGCTTTGAACACGGCCTCACAGTGGGTGCACTGATACCGCGTCCAGTTCCGCTGCCCCCGGATGCGACACTCTCCCGAGCAGTACCGCGAGCGCTCGGCCTCGGAGCGGACGACCTCATACTCGTCATCACAGTAGTCACACCACAGCGACACGCGGTCACGCTGGGCGCTGATGCTACACTCCTGGGAGCAATACGTTCGCGATGAGAGCGCCTCGAACGTCTCACCACACTCGGCGCACTCAACCTCGCCGGTGGAGTCGTCGGTGAGCGCTGCATCTCTGCACTCCCGCGAACAGAACTGCTGGTCGGACTTGGACTGCCGTCTCGTGAACACATCACCGCAGTGGTTACACTCAAGCTCGACGCGGTGGAACTCGACCTGACACTCTCGCGAGCAGAACCGGCGGTCAGCATCCGACTGGTAGACCCGGGACTCGTCGCCGCAGTTCTCACACGTCAGCATGGTGGTGAACTTCTCCCGGCGGCAGTCCCGGGAGCAGAACTTACGGTCCTGCTCGCTGCGGGGGACCTCGACGGTGTCACCACAGGTCTCGCACTCGACGGTGACGCGGTCGCGGTCGGCCTCGAACCGGCACTCTTCCGAGCAGTGGATCTGGTCTCGGCTCTGGGCCCCGACGGTGAACGACTTGTCGCACTCGGGGCAGGTCTTCTCGATCTCCTCGGCGATGGATTCGTCGTGAGCCTTGGCGTGGTGGATCTTGACCGCGTGCTCGCTGTCGAACGGGTCGTCACAGGTGGGGCACCGGTGATCGTCGCCGTCCGACATCACCGCACCACCTCCCGGACGGCCTGCTCGGCGGTTGCAGGCTCGATGCGAGCGCTCCCACCGTCGAGGCGCTCCTGCAGCCCGAGCGCCTCAAGGACATCCTCCAGGTCGTCCCGTGACAGCTGCGGGAGTTCCCGGCGGACGTGGTGGGGTGTCTGGGCCCCGGCGATCGCGTCGACGATGTCCTCGCGGTCGAGGCCATGCTCGTCGAGGACAGCTGTCAGCGTCTCCTCGTGGTCCGTCTCGGCACGGTCGCCCCGACTGTCCTTGTCGGGCGTGGCCGACTCGTCGGTGTTATCGGCCCGGTTGACACCGTCGAACTCAAACTCGTTGAGGTCCGAGATTTCGACGCCGTTGGGGCCGATGACGTCCTCCAAGCCGTAGATGCCCAGCCCACGCAGGACGCGCTCGGTGCTCCAATCCAGCGCGTCCGCGATGTCCGAAGGCTGCTCGGCGTTTTCGACGGCCGTCTCGAACTCCCCCGGTTCGAGCCACCCCAGATACGCCTGCTTCTTGCCGTGCGCCTCGGTGCGGTGGATGTCGCGTGCGAACCCCGAGTCGAAGGCGTCGTCACACTCGATACACGGGAAGCCGCCCGGGTCGGTGTCGTCTGCAGTGGTTCCGCCGGACGACTGTTCGGGAGTGCTGGGCGTGGTCTCATCTTCGGTGGGGGTTTCGTCCTGAAGATCCGCCTCGTCGCGGTCGACCAGGTCGTCACCATCGCCGTCGGGTTCGCCTCCGTCACCGTCCTGCTCTTCGTCCGCGTCGTCCTGTGTATCCGGCAGGTCCTCCTCAACGCCCTCGGTTTCGTCGCCGGTGTTGTCGCTCCCGCCGCCGGTGTGCTTTCCCAGTCTGTGACCGTTCAGCGCATGGACAGAGTCGAAGTCTCTCCCGCACTCGTTGCAGGTGTGGTTGGTTGCATCCGTCTCGTCGACAATCTCGAATTGCTCGAGGACGCCACGCTGCTGGTCCCCGCTGTGGAGTTCGACCGCGGTGTCACCCTCGGCAGCGCCGAGGTGGTACTCCGTGGTCGTGGCTTCGAGCGTGACGCTCCTGGTCGCCCAGTCCTCACCGCCAGCGCCGGTCCAGGTCGTGTGATCGACGTCCCCGACCTCCATCGGCGTCTGCCACTCGTAGCCGCCAGTCGCGACACGGACTTCGTCGCCTTCGTCGACGGCGAACACGCTGTCGACGATGGCGGTGTCGCTGTCCGGGTCGGCGCTCAT